TCTTTGAGTAGGTAAATATAAAATTATATAAAACCAAATTTCAAGTCGTCAATCCTCGCTTCCTAGTGGAGTGCGGAAAAGGGTGGGGTGTGCCCTTAAATGAAAATCGAACTAAAAAATAATAATTATGAAGAAGATTTTGTTAGCGACCTTAGTTGTCACAAGTTTGTTCACCTCTTGTAAGGAGCACTTCTCTGACGGAGAGCGTGTAGGTACAGTTACCAAGTTTAGCAAGGCTGGTGTTTTTTGGGATTCTTGGGATGGTCTCTTGAACATTACTCAGACAGGAATGAACTCCAGTGGAGCGCCATTCACTTTCTCTATTGATAATGACCGCAACGACCAACAGAAACTCATCGACACCTTGGTTAAGGCACAGGTGGAGGGATGGAAGGTCAAGATTAAATATCACCAAGTATGGGGTGCGAAGAATGTTTTCAACAATCGCGGTGAGAGTGATTTTTTCGTAGATGATGTAATCGTTCTTGATAAGAATTTCTCTAAGATTGGCGATATAGTGAAGGGAACTTCCAAGCCGAGTGCAAGCGTTCCTAAGCGTGACACCATCCTAGTGAAGATAGTTAAGTAACTAATCGCCCTCTCTTCTGAGGGGGCTTTTTATTTATAGCGTATGAAAGAAGAAGATTTAAAGAAAGCTATTGAGTTGAAGGATAAACTTGATAGCGAAAGACAACTTTTAAGGTTTGTACATTTTCCGTATGTGTATTTAAGAGTTAATCTTGAAGAAAACATCGACCACGGACGTATTCGTAACATAGATTACCTTCTCGATAATGATGTTATCAAAGGACTGAGAGCGATGGTTATCGTCAATATCGAGAAGAGAATTAATGACTTACTGGAAGAATTAGAAAAGTTGTAGGCTTATGGGAAGTTTTATTTTAGAGCGTCTCATTTTTGCATACTGCTGGACGCATTCGACAGGTAGATGTAAGGATTGCACTTGTTGTTACACCTTCAAGAAATGTAAGGACTTCGTAAATTCTTTTTGGAAGATACATCGCTACAGACATTATCACAAGACGAAAGCGAAATATCCATGTACGCTTGTTGAGTTCAGAAAAAGAGTTAATCCGTTGTTTCGTAAAAAAATATAGCTTATGGAAGTTGAAAGATATTATTTGCAGTAGCCTCCTTCATGCGCAAGGATGACAAGATTAGTGTCAGTTCGGTTACGTGTAGTGTTAGAGGGGAAAAGGAGGATACTAAGTTCTATCCGCTCATGAACATCATCACTAGTACGGAAGAGAAATTCAAGGATGATATGGTTAGTGGAACAGTAGTCGTCCAGAGTGTTATTGAGATTAGTAAACAAGACTATGATGCTTTTAATGAACGCATCGCTAAAATACACAAGAAAGCATGAAATATACAGAAGGTTATCCGCATAAACCTATCCTAGGTAAGGCTGGCGAGTTCGTTGATATTCTAAGCAGAGTTCCTGCTGATACGGATATTGCACTTGATGTTGTTACCTAATTTTCTAGGGATATTGCTCCTAGTGCATTGGAAATTTCTTTAAGCGGCTATCGTCCGTTTGAGCATATCATTCAACCCAAAGATGATGGGACGTTAGCGAATACTTTGACAGTCAATATACGTGCAGAATGGAACAGAGACGAAAACATGGCTGAAGGTGAGATTTTTGCTGCGCTATTCTATGCACTTAGGGGCGTCTTACACAAACACGGACAATATGATGCACGTAAGTTGCCTAAGGAAAAGTCTATCGCCAAAACCGCTGCCAACAACCCATGTGCGTTCTTCGATATGCTCAACGAATTTCAAAAGAAATACAAAGGTAAGAAAGAAAATCATAAAGAAGATGGAAAGGTTGGCAAAGGTAATGGATAAGTATTTGACTGATGCCAAACTGCGTTGGGCACAGGAATAACTTCTTCAGAAATTGCACGATGCAGCTGAGCGCCATAAAAGAGTGGTGATTCTGAAAGGTAGAAGGTTTGTTTAGTAAAACTATTGCGTATGAAAAGAAGATTCTTTAGATTCTATAAGGCTCGCATTCCTCGCAAGCTAAAGAAGGCTGCTAGGTATGGTATTGAAAGACGTGTATACCCAAAGACTGAAGAGAAGGACACAGCCGTTTGTCATGCATACATCTATACCGAGAATGTTAAGTATGTAATATTAGGTAGACGTACCAAGTGGAAACAAAAGGCACGTTTTAAACTTATAAAAGAAGATAAGAAACAACTTGCCTATATGTGGCATAGGCAATACGACCGAATGATAACATGGTAACAGAAAAAGCAGAGCCTAGTGCCCTGCTTTTTCCTTGTCTTCACGTTCTCGTTTCTCGGCTATAGCCTGTCTGAGCCATGCGCCTTTGTTGCGTCCTAGGGATTCGCAAAACTCAAACGTTTCTTCGTTTACATGCGTCACAACCCTATAGATGAGGGCAGCTGCGCCCTTGCTCGGTGCTCCGGCTCGCTCTCTGCGGCCACCCCACCCTGGATGCTGACTGACCTTGCATTGCTGAATCTTGCCCTTGCTATTGATGCGGAACTTCATTTTCAGCCGGTCATTTACCCAAACTTCAGCAATTACCGCATCGGGCGTCTGCTGAAGGGTAGATTTGGCGATGCCGATAAGATAGGATTTATCCTTGAAGAAGGTCTCTGTCTCATCGAGTATCGCCCAATCATCGTAGATTATGATTCTTGCCTTTTTCATATCCTCAACCTAATATTGACATCAGTATCGTGAATAAGAAGATAAAGAGCACGAACCATTCCTGTTTACTCATTGCTTACCTCCTTTCTTCTGATAGGCTCGAACCCTACAGATAGCCTTTGCGATTCTGTGGTCTTTGCCTAAGCCATAAGCATAAACCATGATTCGTGGTATCCAAAAATAGTTTTTCTTTCTACAAAGTATCTTCTTCGCCTGTCGTAATTTCATTTCTCACCTCCTTCCTCGATTACTCCTATCGGTTTGATGTCGTTCACACTTTCATCCTCGGTGAAGAAGGAAACCTTCATCATGTCGCTCACGTAGGCCATGGACACAACATCTTCATGGGCGTTCTTGATGATGCAGATGTCTCCTCTTACCTCGTTCTGCATTTTCAGATACTTCACGGCTGCATCCTTCACCGCCAAAGGATTCATTTTCTTTGTTATCGTCTCCCCCGACTGAGGGAAGACGAAGATAAATTCTTGCTTGTTCATACTGCTGTCTGTTTTTATCTTGTTTGAAATCTGATATATATGTTGCGTGTATCTACATCAAAGTAGGCGTCTTTCTGCTCGTTAAAGCTGGTCCAACCTTCTTTCCTGTACTTCACGCCATTAGTTTGCATAAGGGCGTTGCAAATGGTATCACTCCACTTGTACGTTAGGGCAAACTGCTCTTTGCGTTCTATCACGAAACAGGTTCCTAAGAAGACAACTTCCGTTACTTCTCCATCAACATATCCGCAATAGTTCTGCTTTCCTTCGCCAATATTGCTAGCACAATTCTTACCGAATATACGTGAGAGGACAACTTCCTTTGTGCCCTTGTCAATCAATTCTATTTTTCTTCTTGCCATATTACTTCATTTCACTTTCTGTTATTAACAACTCATCAAACATAATACTATCCTTGCATGAGCAGCTCCATGATGATTCGTCTTTGTCTTCAGACACTTCATAGTTATCGGGATATTCCTCCTTGTAGAAGTCTAGGATATTATTTTTCTCTTCTGCCATCCGCTCCTTGGCTGCGGTCTTGGTGGAGTAAACTCCGATAACATTAACGCCCGAATAATCTTGATTGTCTACTCCGTGCTTAATCAACACAAATACTTTCTGTTTCTTCATCTTACTCGCCCTCCTTCTCTTCTACATCAAATATAACACTTTCCAACTCGCCATTCTCCAAACAACCCAAATCGTACAAACGTCTTGCGGTATTCTCTGCGTCTTCGGATGATGCAGCGTCTAGCGTTACCTTGTAGGTGATTTTCTCTACGATTTCTACTTCATACCTTTTCATAATCAAATAATCCTTTCTTTAAAAATTAATACTTGGTGGGCGGATGGTACGTTGCAACCATCTGTAGCCGGCTTGAATACCGCATTCGCCCTATATATAAAACAACAACAACTTCTATTTTATCTTCTCAAGACGGGAGATTTCTCTCCCTCGGGTTAAACTTACTCCTTCAACAGACTTTCTACAAGTTCCTCCTTGGTGGCAAAGACGTCTACGCCCTTGGTGTATGTACTATCATAACCTAGCAAAAGCTTGCAGACTTCCTTGTCTTCGTTCTTCTCAATGGTGATGCGAGAAATCTTCATCTCAGCTATCAAAACCTGTTGCCCAACATAGAAGTTGGTTCTAAGATGCGTATTTGCGTATCTCTGTACGTCCCAATCAGGCGACAATGTCATACAGGCGTACACCTTATCTCCGTCTGCTAGTGCGGTTGAAACACGTTCAAAGATTTCTTGCTCGGTTGGCTCACATTCCACCTCGTTTCCCTCTTCGTCTTCTCTCATGATGGTGTAATCATAACCATTGCCTTGCTCGTCTGAAAGGTAAAATCCAATTTCCTGTGCCTTCAATATTCTCTACCTCTACACCTACCATGTGACCAAAAATATAAATTGCATTGTTTGTATTAATAATTTTATCTCCTATAATTTAAATTTGTTACTTGTTATTGTTAATCATTCTAGCGGCATAAGTTCTACCAATAATCTTGTCTATCTTTGCTTGCTGCTGATAATCTGTGCAGTCGGCAAAGTTCTCCTGTTCCTCATAGAAACGTGCTGCATTCTTCAGCTCATGGAGTGTTGCTTGGGTGTAGTCCTTGTTAGGATCAACTTGCCTAAGGTTCTCACATGTCTTGCAATACTCGATGAAGTCTACTAGCAAAGATTTCTCCTCGCTCTTGCTCTGCTGCATTCCGGCTCCCATAAGAGGTAGGGAAACTATCGTTGCCACTACCAAAACTATCTTAATTCTCTTTTTCATATTACTCGTCCTCCATGTCTTTTGCTGCTCTCAGTCTGTAGCCTGTAAGACTGCCAACTAAGAAGATTAATACATAAATTGTGATGTCCATAACTTAACCCTTTCTTAATATCTTTTTGATTACTGCGGCTGCGAGAACATCGTTAGCGGTTATAGGTCTCGGCTCTGTTATGCTTTCTGCCCATGCTGCACCGCCAAAATACCAATGGTCTCTTCTCCATTCCTCACAAAACTTCAACGTGTAGGAAACTCCTTTTCTCTCATTTCCGAGTGCGGTCTGAGTGCCATACGTCTGTTGTTTCGATGTACTCGTAGTCACTGAAAACCTGTTTTACTTCTTCATCGTCTTCGTAACCGCCATATTTAAGGCTGAATACTTCTTCCATATAATACTTTGCCATAATTGTTGTTGTTAAAATGTTATACATTAAAGTGCAGGTGTACGTTTGTGCCCAACGTCTGCAAGTCTTATGCAGCCTAACTCCCTTTGTTTAACGTCCGTGGGTTGACGTGTTTCGATGTTTCTCTAGTCTAACACGACTAGCGTTTTTACATCTTGCGTGATGAGTGTTTGAGACTTCTTTGTCTTGTTGCTTTGAGAGTGACAACTAACTCGGTCGCATTTTCCGTTGATGTTTAAAGAGTTCTATCTCTCTGACTTTCCCGACTAATCTGTACTTTTATAGAGGTAGTTAAACGTGAAGTTCTAAACGTGCCATCGTTCCTCTAAAATCAAACTAACTTGATTTCGGGTGCAAAGATAACAAGTTGCAGCTTGTTTTCCAAATTATTTGGCAATTTTTTGATTGTTCTTAACAATATTTAAGCAAGATATGCCTTGTTTTATCGAAATATTTACGTATTTTTGCACAAAAAGAACAATTTATGGCTGATAATAGAATAAGAAACATTATGAAAGAACAAGGTATAACTACTGCTGTTCTTGCGAAAAAAATAGGTATGACGCCTAGCGGATTGAACCAACATATTTCGGGAAATCCATCCGTAAAGACTTTAGAGAAGATTGCTGAAGGGTTAAATGTTCCGCTTTGGTCTTTATTCGTATCTGAAGATGAAATCGTTTTAGACAAGAGTAAAAACGAACATGGATTCGTGTCTTTTTTCAGATACAAGGGTATTCATTATACTTCTGACACGTTGGAGGAGTTCTTTAGACAAGTAGAAGAACTGAGAATAATTGCAAAGTAACTATAATTTATAACGCATATTGATATGGAAGTTTTTTTATTTTTCGGGGCAGCATTACTTCTTGCAGTTGTCCTAAAACACCTCGAAGTGCAAAGAAAGTGGTAATGTCTTCAAATCCGATTGACGGAATTAGATTTGGTGGAGTAATGGGATTCATGCTCGGTGAGAGTTATGAGTTTTGTTTGTCAAGATTCAAACATTTGGATATCGCTATTGACTATCAAGATAAGACCGGAGATAATTCTATGATAATGGGTTGGGGTAAAAATCAGTACAACAACATTAATGCGGTTCGCTTTATATTTGAGCAAAAGAAACTTTCTTCTATCGTTATAGATGTTGATTTCTCTAAAGAGGGTATCAGAGATATGTACGGCATCCTGATAAGCCGCATTTGTCGAGTGTTGAAGACTGAACCAATATTAAGCGATTCCAAACAAACTGCGTGGACATCGCCTAAAAGTGGCATCATTCTATTCAGACACCTCGTGCCAATAGCAGAAGAAGAGTCGAGTGTTGAAGACTGAACCACAGGGCATGGGGAGGGCGCTTGCGCCCGTGGGGGCGCTGCCCCCTTATCTCCCCCGAGGATTCTTCACTCTCACCCATAAGGTAGGAACAAACAAGAGAGAAGAAGAGAAGAAGACAGGGAGAGAGAGAATGCAGGAAGAAAGAGAATACAGGGAGAAAGGGAGAGAAGAAAGGGAGAGAAAACAGGAAGAAAGAGAAGAAAGGAAGAAAGGAAGAGAAAACAGGAAGAAAGAGAAGAAAGGAAGAAAGGAAGAAAGAGAAGAAGAGAAGAAGAGAATACAGAGAATACAGGGAGAGAAAACAATTTCCCTAACTAGGAAAAAATATTTTCCCAACTAGAAAAAAAAATAGAAACCGCCTAAATCATCTTCTAAAAGCCCTAATCCTAGATGAGCGCATTATCCGTCACAAAACCATGAAATCCACGAAAAACCCACAAAATCGGCTCTAATCTGCTTACAAAGGGCTCTTAAACGGCTCAAAACTTGCGAATTTGGAAGAAATCCCGACCATCTGCCCGAAAATCGCAAAAAACGCAAGAAATGGAAGACTTTTACCTTGGATTTAGGGTGAAAAGAATTCAAGATGGGCAAGAAGGCTAGTTAAAGTTTGCTAACGAAATCATTGCGTGCGTGCGTACCTATTTTATGCAAAAACACTTTTTTGGTTGCAAAGAAACGTCATTTATGAAATAAGAACTTTCTTTACAACATGCTTTTGTTCTCCCTTAGGAGGGAGGGAAACTAACTTGCTTATTATTAAACACTTGTCTTTTCTTTACAATAATCAAGTATGTTTACAAAATGAGACTTATAGAGGGCGAAGTTGGAGGAGAAGAAGGGGTGAGTTGCGCCCCGAGAAAGAAATTGGTGGGATTTTGGGCGATTTTGAACGATATTGGAGCACGGCAAAACGGAACTTCAAATATTATATATTTGCCCTAGAAACATCAAATAATTGCAATTATGACGGAAATATTATCAAAAATCCCAAAACATTTGACCTCTTGCCCTGTTCTCGGGGATAAGAAAGAATGGGTCTTAGGTGCTGCATCCTTGGCGCTTGGCGTTGGCTCCTCTCTCTTCGGTGCTAACAAGGCTAAGAAGGCAGCTAGAAGGGCAGCAGCCGAGAACACGTATAGAACGAACGCTGAGAAGGCTTGGTACGACAAGAACTACAACACGGACTACCTTGACACGAAAGCCGGTCAGAACCTCTTGAGAAGAGCGAAGGAAGTACAGGACGAGTACGTTCGCAAGGCTGATGGTGCTGCTGCCGTTGGCGGTGGAACTGCTGCAAGCGTGGCGATGGCGAAGGAGGCAGCTAACAAGGTTATGGGCGGCACGATAGCCAACGTAGCGGCACAGGACACGGCTCGCAAGCAACATGTGGAGGATGCTCATCTTCAGAACACTCAGCAGTTGTCTAGAGAACGTCAGCAAATCGAGCTGCAGAAGGCGCAAGCCACTAGCGATGCGGCTCAAAATGCGTCAAATGCGATGTTCAATTTCGGTGTGAACCAAATGGGGTCAGAACTCGAAGGTGCTAAAGGGTTGAAAACCAACGCTTTAGGCTCAAACGGAAGTGGAAATGATAACACAAATATAACACACATCATGAATGAGACCGCTCGTTCTGCTGCAAGCGACCATTTTCCCGAAAGCATGATGTCTCCCGACGAGGTGAGCCAATACCGCTTGAAGAAGGCAGTTGGCTTGTCGGGTCTTGGGTAGCAGCTAGAAGGTGGAGCGGACAAGCGACAGGCAAGGTGGACGAGGCACAACAGGCGACCCCAAGACCCCCACCCCCCTTGACCACCGTTGCAAATTATAGTAGAATAATACAAATAAAGAAATTCTGCCTCCCCCCCCCCTTTTTTCTGGATTTCGGTTTTCCGATTTTCCCCACCCCTGAATTTTCGTGAAGTGTTAATGAAGTTAAATATAAAGATATGAAAGTCAGAATAGAAGCGATACAGATTTCTTTACTTGAAGAGTGCAGTTGTGTGTACATAATTTCTTTCAAGAAACATTGGTGGAACAGATGGCAATACATCATGGATAGCATAACAAAAGTTCCAACATTATATTTCTCGAAGCCATCAGTTGAAAGCCAGATTGAGTTTCTGAAAAACAGGACAAAGATTATAAACATTAAAACAAGATAGATTATGACATTTAAAGAAGCAAAGAAGATATTGGAGAAGGAAAGTTTCTACGTTGAAAAAGCTACTAGACCTTGTTCTATTAGCGAATCGTTTTTCGAATACGAAGATCCTACTATATGTGAAGCGATGCAGGTTGTCAATTCTGCCGGTTATTTTGTCTGTATGGAAAAGATCTGCTTTGATGATCGCAAGGCTCGCTTGAAGAAGGATCTTGAAGATCATTCTACCGCGCCTGTCTCTGGTAAAGAGAAATCAAATGAATTCAACCCTGCCCTTGAAGAATCAGCCTCCCAGTTCAACGATGCCTTGTTGGATGAGCAGGCAAAGAAGATCAATCGTCTCGGGAAGGAGATTTTCCGCCTCAATGGCATCATCCATGCCAAGAACGAGGAGATTAAGCGCAAGACCAAGGGTTGTTTCGAGTTGGTTTCAGAGAATGTTGAATTGAAGGAAGATCTTAGAAATACTGAATCATTGTTGCATGAGACAAGGGAAGCCAATTCCAGAAACCTTGATACGTGTTTTAAGAATGAGGACTTAATCGAAGAATTAAAGAAGAAGCTGACTGAAAAGACAAAATTGTCAAAGAAATATGCGAAAGAACTTTCCGATTCTTCTTTAGGCTTGTGCAAGTTGGAGAAGCAGTTGCAAGATAAGAACGCTGTTTTGTCTGACGTTGCAGATGAACTTCGCCTTACAAAGATTCGTGAGAAGAATCTTTCCGAGTTATGTCTGAAATATGTTGTGGAGAATGAGAAGTTGAGGAAGGAGCTTGCAGACAATGTTGTTGACAAGATTGATGCTCAGGCATTGAAGAGTGCCGAGAGTGCTCTCGCTTACAAAGAGAAGGTGATTGCAGAGAAGGACGAGGTGATTTCAGACTTGGGCAAGGAGTTGAAGGCTACCAAGAATGAGTTGGATGAGAAGACCAATCTTGTTAAGACGGTTCGTAAATACTCTAAGGGGTATTGTGAATACGGTATTGAAGCTGTAAAGATGCTTCGTAAGATGGCAAAGGTTATTGTCAATGAAGTACCAGTCTCCTCAAAAGACTTCAAAGAATATCGTCGCTTAGCGAATGGTTACAGATTCAACCCTCATCTACCTGATTTTATCGAGGAAGAGGAGAAGAAGCTTGAACATGCAAAGAAAATTAGAGTTTCTTCTGATAATGCAGAGGAAGGAGCAGAGCTTTATGGAGTAATTGTATTGTGTGGCAAGGATTATATTGATGCACTAAAGAAATCAAAATACGCAGACATATGGTAGGAGTAAATAATCAAAATACGCAGCAGCCTAGGAAGAAGGCAGTAACTATCGGCGGCTATCCTGAGGCTGTGCATGACCTGATGAGATCGAAATATCCCGATTACGATCAGGTGATGAATGGAGGCAACGGAGGAGCCTCGGTGGTTAATGGCGGCGCCGGCGTTAACTTCTTCGGGAATGGTGGCGGTGCTACCGGTAAGTTTGAGGCTCAGCCTGTTCAGACTGGTGCAGCACCTGTTACAGACTTCACCCAGATGCCTAAACAGGAAGAGTTCGTTCCGCAGGGAAGTGGTAATGCAAACCCTTCCTTGGGACCAGTACAGACTCCTTATATGGGCGATGCAGCAGAGAATACTCCACAGCCTCAGAGCAACTTTGAGGGAATGCCGCAGCCTTCTACTGGTTGGAACGCTGACGGAACACCTCGATATGATACGCTTTCTACAGCTCTGAGCGGCTTTCAGATGCCGCATGAACAGCAGGTTCCAGAGTTTGAGGCTGACCCTAAACAGAGGGATGGCGGCTTTTTCCGTTGGCTCGGCAAGGTTATGCCGAAGAGCAGACCTGGAATGCGTGAGGGTGAGACTCCTGAAGAATATGATCGCCGAATCACTACCAACCGTGAGAATATCGCTGCCTTTGCTGATGCTATTCGCCACATGGGAAACATCGTCAACACTTCGAAGGGTGCGCCTCTGCAGGTGTTCAACGACCCTACTACCATAATGGAAAAGGGTTATCAGAACCGCAAGGCTCAGAGACAGAAACAAGCAGCCCTTGATGCGGATGCTGCCTATAAACAGGCAAACCTCTACCTTAAAAGTGCGGCTGCAAGAGCAAAGCAAGTTTATCAGGAAACGATGTTGGGTTACAAGCAGAAAGCGGAAGAGCGTGCGGCAAAGAACGATGAGTTCAACAGAAACTTTAAGACCGCAGGATTGCAGAGACAGCTTGATAATGACAAGTTCACCCATGAACTTTCTACCAAAAAGTTCAATGAGACTGCAAGACACAATAAAGTTTCTGAATCTCAAGGTGCAGCTCGAATCGTTCTAGCTCAGGAAAAGAATAGCATAGCAAGAGCAAGGTTGTCTCATGCTATTGCTTCTGGCAGTGGCAGAGGAAGGAGTGCTTCACTTACCAACCTCTCCTCTCCAACAGGACACTTGAATAGAAAGAAAGAGCTGAATGCAATCGAGAAGAAACAGATTACTCAGTACATGATCAAGAACGGATATATCAACAAAGACAATCTTGATGCTTGGAAGAACTATGTAAGTTCGGGTGATTCAAAGAATGCCAACGACTTGCAGAATTATTGGATTGCCTACGCTGCAAATATGCCTGGCAAGAAGGGCGATGCTTTCAGAACTACGCTAAAGAATCATTATATGTATCAAGAGACTGGTACAACATCGGCTCCAAAGACTACAGGCAGAAGTGTGGTGACTATTACCTCGAAGGGTAACAAGGTCAAGACTACAAAGAGTAATACGACAAAGAATAAGTTTCACGTAGATTAATTATTAACTTATGCCAGATAATATATTAAAGTATATCTTTAGAGACAAATCGGGTGCCAAGCACACGGTTTGGAAGAGTGATTATGACGCAGACCCACAAGGATTTGCAAAAGCTTATCCTGATGCGAGATTTGAAGTTGTAAACCGAAAGACAGGTGATCGTGGTCACGTATCTGTAAATGATGTTGGCGCAGCCCAGAAGGAAGGATTTAATCTTTTCACTATGAAGGCTTACCAGAAAGAGCATTACGAGAAGCCAAAGACGATGAAGCAGAGAGCGCAACAGGTAGCGCAGGAATACCAGCATGGCAAGAAGCAGTCTGTTGATTATCTTCACAGACCGCAGAGCCAGATGGGTAGACCACAGAGAAACGTGCCGGCAAATGCATCTCCTTTCGTTCGTTCTCTCTATGAAATTGACAATGCAAAGAATGGACCTGACTATTCAGTTGATTATACTTCACCAAAGGCTACACAGCAGGTGTATCAGAAGAATCAGCAGGTAAGAAGACAGGCGGCTAATACGGCGAGCGTCCATATTGCAAATGATGAGTACCGCAGGCAGAGCCAGCCGATGATAGACAACGGAACCGTCGGCGTGATGAAGCCTATGGGCGAGATTGAGCAGGAAATGAGCGATTCAGCAAGCAAGTTTGTTGATGCCAACTTGGGAGATTATATCAGTAAAGCTGTGCTCGGTGAGCAGAACGCAGCTGCACAGAGAGGCTTGGATGCTGCCAATCGTGTTCCTTTGCAAGCTGGCGCAGGTGGAATGGGCTTGATGGTTAAAGGTATGGCTTACAATGAGCAGGTTGACCCTGACTTGATGGCGAAGAACTTGACCGACAACGCAAGGGATGGTTTCTTGAAGTTGTTCCAAGATCCCAACTTTGTGGCAAAGGTGGAGAATGAGGCTACTCGTCTAGGCGTAACTCCAGAGGCTTATATGGAATCCATTATCCCTCATTTGAAAGATAGATTGGCTACTAGCTTGCAAGAATCGGAGTATCAGAAGGCTCTGCCGAAGAATATGCTCGACAATATCGCCAACAGATTCATCGACTCGAACACGATTGGCAAGGCTCTCAGACTGGCTACACAGACTCGTGGACAGAGGATTTTGAACGAACAGGCTTCTGCTGCTACTGCCGAGGGAAAGAACCCATATTATAAGGGTGGAACCGTGGAGAACGTGACGGGTGATGTGGCTGGCATGGTGGCTGACCCTATATTTGGTGCTTCCGCTAAACTTGGTGGTGCTGTGGCAGGAAAGCTGATTGGTAACAGTACCAAGCTAGCGGCATTGATGCCTAACGGAAATCTGGCGCAGAGATTGATGGCAAGGGGAGCACAGGCTGTGACAAGTGGCGGTGTTACCGGCTTTGTATTTGATTCTACTGGCTCTGTGATTCAGAACTATTCCACTGGAGAGGACACTTCTCTAGGAAACACCTTGAAGGTTGCAGCTAAGGGCGGTGCGACTGGTGCGGTGAATTTTGCTACTATGAGTCTTGCAGGCATTCCTCTGAGCGAAGTGGGAAGAAGCGTAGGACTGAAAGCCATAAAGGGCGGCTCATTCTGGGGAAATGCAGGAAGAGCTACAGCCAAGGTAGGCTTGGAATCAGGAAAGACCTATATGGAAGCTATGGGTATGTATCTCGGCGGCTATGTATCTGGAAAACTTGAAGGAAGAACGGATGCAAACGGAAAGCCTATCGAGTTTGATTTGTGGAATGGTACTATGGAGAGTCTTCCTACTGCCATCGGTTTCAGATTGCAGCATGCTATCGGTGGCTTGAAAGGTGGAAGAAAGAACGAGAAGGGCGAAGATATGGGCTGGTTTGGTTCTACCCTTACCAACTTCAAGGATTTCGTTACATCAGACAAGGCTAAGGAATCAAGATTCCTCATGACGGAGGATGAGAGAAATCAGATATTTTCTTCTGGCGCCATGAACGGATTGATGCCTGACGGAGAGAATATTGTCAGCTACGCAAAAAGAACCAAGAATAAGAAGGTAAGCTATGATGATCCATATCTGGAAACAGATGCTTCCATGATCAAGAATATTTATGACCAAATCATGGCAGACCCTAAGGTTTCTTGGGATGCTAAGGCTAAGTTCTCAGCTATGGTTACCGGAATCATGCCATCGGCTCGCCCGATGATGGACTATATCACATACTCTAGCGAGGACTATGTGAAGGACGGGTTGCTGAGAGGAAAGCGCAAATACGTGAACGAGTATTCTGCCAAAGGCGAACTCTTGTCGAAGATTCCTTATGATAGCAAAGCAGATAGAGATAATGTAGTCTATAAGCACAATATCGTAAGGGAAAATCAACGTCTGTATAACGCAATGGGCTTGCTTGCTAGACAGGACAGAAACAACTATGAGCTACAGAACGACTTCTTTGTGGAGAACATGAAGAATCCAGGCGCAGATGTCAACAAACTGGTAACAAATATGGGCAATGAAGGTTCTGATGTTTTCAGAGATTTTTCACTCTTTGCCTTGAACTCAGAGAAAGGAACTGTCCTGAATACAATTGATTCTGTAGCCGTCCGTAACGGAATGAAGAGTGAGGATCTAATCAAAGCTATGGAAAAAGATCCGATGAAGCGAACGGATTTTGAGCAGAATGTATGTGTAGAACTTCGCCGTGCATTGGAAGCAAAAGCTTTTCCTGATGGAAAGGTTCATGTGGAACAGAGTAATCTCAATGGTAAGGATGTGGCCGAGGATAACAACCTTGGTACTGAGCAGCCGAACGGTGAAGCAGTAAAGCAGGAACTGAACGGACTGAGACAGGCTGAGGCTGAAATGGATGTGCTGATTCGTGACAACGATGTATTCAGCCAGAACTTCAAGAAGTTGCAGAGTCAAGGCTTGACGAACCCCCAGATTTATGACTGGATGGTTCAGCAGGGCGGTTTGACCGTAGAGCAGCTTGAACCATTTGCCCATTATATTAATGCGAACGCTAGAGTGGAGGGTATGCAGGAGGCTACCAAGCAGAAGATTGAGGAGACCGTATCAGTCTTTGCTCAGGATTGGAGCTATCACGGAACATTGAACGGTCAGCCAATGAATGGCGAGCAGGCTCTGTATGTTCAGGACAGCAGCGGAAGAACACTTCTTGTTGGTTCGGGTGATGTTGCCTTCGACCAGACTACAGGTAGAGCCAAGGAAGACAGCGGTGATATGCTCGTCTGCTTAGATCCTAATACAAAGGAAATGGTTTATGTGAAGGCAGATGAGGTTACTCTGTTCCAAAATCAGCCTATCGACCAGTTTGCTGCAGAATATACTCAGAGATTGCAGATGAAGAACTCTGAGCCTTACAATCAGGCGGCACAGGAGCAGGCAATGCAGGATGCAGCAAAGCCTCAGCCAAAGGAGCAAGAGGCACCACAGGATAATACCACAAAATCGGAAAATAGTACCACATCGGGCGAAAATAATACCACAAATGAGGATTTAGTACCACAAGAGCAGCCTCAGCCTAGCAGAAAGTTTGCCGATGGTACAGAGGTTCCTATGACTACGGATAGCAAGGGAAGACCTACACCTGACTATGAGAAAATGACTTCTGAGCAGAGTGCGGAGATTCTTACTGAGGATTTCGGGGATAATGCCGAGAAGGTAGTGGACGGACAGATTAAGAAAGCTGAGAATGCTTTGAAGGATGCCGAGAAGATGAAGGTGGACTATACCGCCGAGCCTAACGACATCATGGAGCAGGAGACTTTGAAGAATCAGACTATTGAAGCTGCCAAGAAGCAGCTGGACCACGCTCAGAATATCAAGAAGGCTATGACTGCCAAGAAGGTTGCAGAGACCGTAGGTAAGACAGAACAGACTGAGGGCGCTCATGAAGCTGGTAGCGTGGCTGCACAGAAGTTTGTGAATGCACCTAGACTTGTAGGAAACAAGCGCACAAGAATGCTGCCTGACGGAGAGACCAAGATTAAGGGACACTATGAGATTGTTCCGGCTGAAAGTCTTACTCCTTCTCATGATGTGAATAACGACTATAAGAAATCTGAGGGATTCCCTACCGATGCTGAGGGCAGAACCGTGAATGACCGTGACTATGAGCACGACAAGGCGGCTCAGCAGAATACGGACCAGATTGCCCGAAAGTATAATGGTATGGCTATCGAGAATGTGCCAGTGGTATCTGACGAGGGTATCGTGTATGATGGCAATGGCAGAACGATGGCAGGACAGAAGGCGGCAAAGGAAGGCACAGATGGCGAATACATCAATGACCTCTTGGAGAATGCCGAGAACTTCGGCTTTACCAGAGAGCAGATTGAGCAGAGCGGTATCGAGCATCCACGTCTGGTATTGGTGACCGATGAGAGATTGCCATACGATGCGGCTACCTTTGCCAAGTTCAACCGAAACGAGAAGAAGACTCAGAGTAATACCGAACAGGCGGTTGCCAAGGCTAAGACCTTGACTTCTGACGAGGTAGGCGCGATTGTTGCCGAGATTGAGGGAAATGGCTCTCTTGATGCATTCTTTAACAATTCCAAGGCAATAAATGACTTGGTAAAGACGTTAGTAGATAAAGGCATCATCGGACAGAACGAGGTGGCACAGATGATGGATAGTCCTGAGCGACTTTCTGCACAAGGCAGGGAGTATGTGAAGAACCTTCTGTTGGGTTCAATCTTCAAGCCAGAAACTATCAGAATGTTGGGCATCGACTCTACGGTGAAGAATAAGGCTATCAACGCTATCCGCTCGGTAATGGACAACATGAAGCTGGGCGAGTTCTCTCTTCGTGATGAGATTGATCAGGCTATCCAATTGCTCTATGAGGCAAGACAGGGCGGCAATAAGGTTGATACGTTGCTGAGAACACCAGACATGTTCGGTGAGGATGCGGCTAAGCGTTACTCTTCTATCTCTCAGATGATGGCTTTGGCCTTGGAGGGCAAGGTTTCTGATTTCAGAGATTTGCTTGACGAATACAACCGCATCGCTAAGGCTAGAAATACTGGCGAGGGCAATATGTTTGAGGCAGCTCCTACCAAGGAAGAGTTAATTAATGAGTATTTGAACTTTAAAAAATGGCAAGATTATGGAACAGGACATTCAGAAAATGAAGGAGACAATGATGTTTCAGGCAATGAAGAACCTCAACAAGAAGCATCAGGAGGAAATGAACCAGCAGAAGCAGGAACAGAACCAGAACGACCAAGAGTAGAAGAACCAGACGACTTAGTAAACAAAGAACTTGAAAGTCGTATTGAGGTGACGGACGAGGAAACCGAGACTCCATCAAAGAATGGTCCTATCATGAAGCAGAAAATTCTGATTGATGGAGACAAGGAGGTTATCAAGGTTGATGAGCCAAACGAGAAGGGAGAATACACCGGCTCATACTATGAGTATGATGGTAAGAAGTTTGGTGACCTGAATGAGGTTGCCGAATATATTGACGGTAAGGTAAAAGAAAAACCTCTCCCACTCCTTCCTAAGGAAGAGAATCCAGACCCTACTTTTGACCCGATTGCGGTGGCGGCCAAGGAGTTTAAGAAGGAGCATCCTCTGACTGAGGAGGAGATTATGAAGGCAGACGTGGATGATTTATCCAAGGATATGGCTCTTGATTATCTTAATGGTGATGTGACGGATGATTTGCATCGTGCTATCTATGAAAGCATCTTTGCCAAGACTAGAGGGCAGAAGACTGAACCAAAGGTTGAGGCTCCTAAAACGGAACCATCTGCTGACCCTATGGAGGGAATCAAGAATGCAGCAGAAGGATTCGAGAAGGAGAAAAAAGCCAAGGTGGAGACAGAAAAGAAGCCTCAGCAGAAGGCTGACGATGCAGCAGTAGCAGCTTCCAACAAGAAGGTTAATGACCTTTGGGATATGCTCAAGAATGCCGGCAAGGATGAAATGTCTGCTTCGTTCATAGGTCTTAACTCTAGACAGTTGGAAGTATTGCCTAAGCTGGTGAGCGCCATGGCCGAGAATGCTTACCTGAGAATCAAGAGAGGTATGCACAATCTTGAAGACGTGGTGAAGGAAATGCGCAAGGAGTTTGCTCCTGCTGCCAAGGTTTTCAAGAAGGAAGACGTGGATGCCATCTATGAGCAGATGATGAATATCCGCTATCGCGATGGCGAGCAGCGCATGAGTTTGAGAGATTGGGCTGACTACTACGAGAAGACTTCACCTAAGCATCAGGAGAATCTGGTGGGTGACTCCAAGACTGCCGAGCAGAGAAAGCTGGCTGAGAAGAAGTTTATTGATACCGTGAACCTGCAGTTGGGCTTCAAACATAAGTTTAACGGTATCGTTGAGCTGAGAAAGATAGCTGAGAGAGTTGGTTTGAAGGATATTAAGGACACAGACCTTCAGGAGCTTGCTGAAACTGCTATTGTTAAGCGAGCAAGAGGTATCGCTTCTTCTGAATCAACCAATAATGCCGAGAAGTTCAAACGCATCAAGACACTCTATGAGAATCAGCCTAGCCTCAACCAGAGAGATTCTGAGCGAGTGATGAAGCAGCAGTACTCTACCCCTGCCCCTTACGCTTTCCTTGCAGATATGTATGTGAAAGGCAACGGTAAGGTAATTGAGAGTGCTCTGGAGCCTAGTGCCGGCAACGGTATGCTTACCATCGGTTTGCCAATGGATAAGGTACATGTGAACGATATTGATGCACAGCGATTGGCGAACCTGAGAAGACAGGGTTTCAAGAACGTGACGAGTCAGGACGGAACCCAGCCTTTTGCAGACAAGGACGTTGACGTGGTGGTGACAAATCCACCATTCGGTAGTGCTACCCCTAAGGAGTATGACGGCTATAAGATTTCTTCTTTGGAAGGACAGATGGCTATCAATGCCTTGGAGAGCATGAAGGACGATGGCCGTGCTGCCATTATCATCGGCGGCAAGACGGAATACGCCAAGAACGGAAGTCTGAATCCGAAAGATAAGGCTTTCCTTGGTTATCTCTATAGCCACTATAATGTGGAGGACGTGATTAATGTGGATGGTGGCCTGTATGCAAAGCAGGGAACCAGCTACCCTACACGTATTATATTAATAAACGGAAGACGCTTGAATGAAAATGCCTTTCCACCAGTGAAGGATAAGGCTAGAGCAGAGACCGTGAAAGATTATGACGAACTTTATAAACGAATTGAAGATGATATACTACGAGGTGAACGGATGGATTCTTCCATCGGAGGAGAAACAAGAAGTGCTCAACCAGAACTTGATAAACAAGGCGCTGCTGGTACTCATGAAAAGGGATTACGAATGGGACAATCCGGAGGAAGTAAACGCAAGGCTACAGATGGATCTGGAGGAATATTTGACGAACCTTCCGTACGAGTACCCGACGATGAGTTGGGAAATGGACGAGGAACCGGACGAGAGCCAGATGGAGAACTTTATAACGGAGATTCTGGAGCAGACACAACAGGGGCAGAGCCTACTCAGAGCGAGGGGCGAGGAAATAACTCCAATAGACACGGAGTCGGAGGAAGCTTACGTCAGTCAGGAAACGCTGGACGAACAAACACTGAGCATAGCAATAATGGACCTTCCACAGTATTAAAGCCGAAACCTGCTCAGGAACGTAGCTTATCTACAGAGAAGGTAGGCTATGCACCGAAGAGTGAGAATCCTTTCACTCTGCAATCAGTTATGCCTGCCGACCAGCAGGAGGCAGTAAACAAGAATCTTGAAAAGTTGGGCGATGCCGACCAGTTCCTTGTTGACGAACTGGGCTACAATGATAAGGATGATTTGTATTCTCATCTTGCTGCAGAGCAGGTTGACTCTGTAGCCCTTGCCTTGCAGCAGGCAAAGAAGGGCAACGCTTTCATTATCGGAGATATGACAGGTATCGGTAAGGGAAGACAGGCTGCTTCGCTTATCAGATATGCCAAGAAGCAGGGTCAGGTTTCTGTATATTTCACCAAGACCGCAGGATTGCTGAGCGATGTTTACCGTGATTTGGTGGATATTGGCAGTCCAGACCTTCGTCCGTTCGTTTTTGGTAGCAGCGATGAAGCTAAAATTACCGATAGCGACGGTAAGGTTGTTTACAAGCTTCCTACCAAAGCAGAAAAAGAAAGAGTTATCGACTACATTAATAAGTACGGCAAACTACCAGAGGAATACGATTACGTATTAACTACCTACAGCCAAGTAGGTAATGGCGTGTATGAGTTTGATGAAAACGATAACCGCAAAGAGCGCAAGCTTAAAAAAGGAGACAAATTTGGTCCTAGCCATTTCAGCGGACAGGCAAGACGAGACGCAATCGAAAAACTTATTTCTAATGGCTACCTGATTCTTGACGAAAGCCATACTGCCGGTGGACAGAGTAATCAGGGAAACTATTTTCAGCATATTATCCAGAAGGCAAAGAACGTTACCTTCTTTTCGGCAACCTTTGCCAAGAGACCAGACAATATGCCTATCTACGCTTTGCGTACCGCCATGAACGAGGGCGGTATGAAAGCATCCGACTTGATTGATGCAGTAAAGCGTGGTGGTGCAACCTTGCAGGAAATCATGAGCCAGACCTTGACGCAATGCGGTCAGATGATTCGCCGTGAGCGAGATATGACTGGCGTAACCATTGACTGGAAGCCTATTGATGATCCTGTAGTTGTTTCTGAACAGCGTGAGCAGTATGATAAGACCATTGAACTTTTCAATGACATCATAAACTTCCAAAAGAACTATGTGATGCCTTATATTGAAGAGCGCAACGAAGAGCTTGCAGCCATGCAAGCAACCATCGGATTGAAGAAGGGAACAAAGGCTTTAGGTATTGCAAGTACTCCATTTGCAAGCAAGGCGTTCAATACTGTTCAGCAAGTTCTTTTGTCATTAAAGGCAAAAGAGGCAGCTAAGCGTGCTATTGACTATTTGAAACAAGGTGTAAAACCTGTAATTGCATTGAACAATACCAATGAAAGCCAAAGCGGAGAGATTAAGGAAAATGAGGAAGTTGAAGAGCCAGACTTGGGAACTTCTTTAAAGAAAGGTCTTGCCGGTACACTTCGCTACACTAAGAAGGATTCTAAGAACAATGCGGATTCCGGAACCATTGACCTTGCTAGTCTTGGCGATGAGGCAGTAAACGCCTACAATCAATTAATGACAAAAATAGAACACGCAAGTACAGGTCTTGCCCTCTCTCCTATTGATGTCATTAAGAACGAATTGCAAAAAGCAGGCTACAAGGTTGGTGAGCTTACAGGTCGTAAAACTCAATTCATATATAATGATAATGGTTCTGTTTCAAAGGTAAAACGTACAGATACAGATAAAAAGAAACTGGCAAGAGAATTCAATGACGGTAGTTTGGATGCTCTCATTCTTAACAAATCTGCATCTACAGGTATTTCTCTCCATGCATCAAGCAAGTTTAAGGACCAGCGAAAGCGTGTGATGATTGTGGCTCAGCAGCAGCTTGACGTGAATGATGAGGTTCAGATGCGTGGACGTATCGACCGAACTGGTCAGGTACAAAGAGGTGCATACGAGTACATTGTTTCGCAGATTCCTGCCGAGCAGCGATTGCTGATGATGTTTAAAGCGAAGTTGAAGTCGCTTGATGCCAATACTACTTCTTCGCAGAAGAGCAAGTTCAACGAAATGGAAGTCGCCGACATTACCAATAAGTATGGTGATAGAATTGTCAAGGAATACATGGCTGAGCATCTTGACCTTTATTCTCGTATGGCAGATCCATTCGGATGGGAAAAGAATGGTGCAGACCTTTATAATATCGACCCTCAGAAGCTCATTAACTCCAGTGAAGGTAAAGATTACGAAGATGGACAAGCAGCCAGCAAACTTCTTGGGCGTATGGCTTTGCTGAGAGTAAGCGAACAGGAGAAGATGTTAAAGGAGATAGGAGAGCTTTATTCAGCCGAGATTCAGCGTCTCAACGAAATGGGTGAGAACGATCTGGAGATTACCGAGCTGCCTTTGAAGGCTAAGACTATCCGCAAGGAAGTTTGGAAGCAGGGTGCTGAGCCGGGCGGCGATAACGCCTTTGCCGACAACACCTATATAGAAAAGGTGAACATGTCCATCTTGAAGAAGCCAATGAAGACTTCTGAGGTGAAGGCTTCGCAGGATGGTTTGACTGGCGGTAAGACTTGGGATGAATACAAGACTGAGAAGAAGGCTGCCGTGAAGGAGTACTTCGACCAGAAGATTGCGAACGAGACTCAGAAGTATGAGGAACGTGCCGTGAAGGCTGCAACCAAGGCTAAGGAGAAATATATCAAGGACGCTAAGAAAGGTCAGAAGGATTCGGGCATGAGCGATGAGCAGATTGAGAAGATGGCTGGCTATCAGTATGATAACATCTACAATCAGGAGAAAGATAAGCTGAACGATGTGGTAAAGAACCTGAAAGCCAAGGCTGAAATGTTTGACCGTGTGCTTGATACCTTCGATACAAACCAGACTTTCGTTCTGCCTATGGATATGAACAACCCTAACGAGTTGAGCGGATTCGGCAACAGTTACGGTAGACTTATTGACATCAAGATTACTGATAACTACTCGCCTAACGCCTCTTCCGTTTCCTTTGCTACCTTGGATGGCAGAAGAAAGATTACCTTCCCTATCGCGGGTAAGGTAGGCGCAGGTAAAGGCAATATAGATGTTATCAGTGCCATCGACAACATGACTAAGCAGGCAATCGGTATGGGAGACAGCCATCTCAGAGTATTGAACCAAAACATTGATAACTGGGATAGACTGACTAGCAATGAGAGCCGAAAGAATGGTTATATCGTGACCGGTAACCTGATGCAGGCTCTGGTTGACAGTAAGGATCAGGGCTTGGGCGGTCAGCTGGTGAAATATACAACTGATACTGGCGAGGTGAAGACTGGTATCTTGATGCCAGATAGATTTGACCCTAAGGGCTTGATTACGGATGCGCCTATCAACAGCGTAACAGAGAAGTTTGAGCTTTCTTCTTGGCATGGCGGTATTGACGAGGTTACTTCATCGGACGGTGAGGTGAAGGTGAAGCGCATAGACAACAATCGTGGCTACTTCTACGAGCTTCGTGTACCGAAGAGCAAGGCGAAGGGCGGCAAGTACTTCATGGATGAAGATTTGCTGAAACTGGTTAATGGCAATAACTTCGAGACTAGAGGCAACAATATGCTTGCTGAGTTTAAGCCAGAGCAGTTGAAACCAGTACTTGACCGCCTGTCTAAGATGGGTGTGAAGGTGCAGGAGGAGCGCAATACTTCTGAGGATGAAGGCACTCACTTCCGTGAGGACCGAGGCTTGCAGTATTCTAAAACAGATACAAAAGATGTTAAGAAAGGTAGAATCATTCCGGAAGATGTAGATAAAAATGTATCTTCGCAGATTGAAAAGAGATTCGATTCTGCCATTGAAGACATTGTAGAGCATGCAGAAGACAGATATAAGTCTAGACTTATTGATGATGCAGATTTGGCTGTAGAAGAGTTTTCTAATTATGGTAGAAGTGTTATAGAATACTACATAAATGATTATGAAAGAGAAATTGAAAGGTTATCAAGATTGTCCACCGGAGGACGTAATGGTGGTAATCAGGACAGTAAGGGAAATAGAAGCCCTTATCTACTCCAATATTATAAGACCATTCTCGCCGTCGCTGACAGAGAACTTGCCTATAGAGACGCTAGAGCAAAGAATCTCAGAGAGACTTGGGGATTGCAGCCAGGAGGAACGTTCACGCTTGGAGACGTTGAACGAATTTTTAAAGAAACAAATCGAGATAAAGAAAAGGCTAAACTCTTCCAGAAAGTTCTCGATATAAACAAACGTCTTGGTGTAAACATCAAGGTAAGTGCCGAGAGTCCGAATAAGAGATCAGGAGAAGCAGACACCTACAGGAACATTGATTTGTATATTGATGGTCTGACAAAAACAAAGGCTCCAGACTACGCCGCACCTACTGTTATTCTGCATGAAATGATTCATGAGGCTACAATGGGTGCTATCAATCTCGTTAAGAAAGGTAAGGCTGAGGGCGTGCTAACTCCTAAGCAGATAGAGGGTGTTAAGACAATCCTCGAAATCTATGATAGGGTAAAGAATGATAAGGAACGCTTCAAGGAAGAACCTTATGGTCTGACTGATGCTTACGAGTTGACTGCTCAGATGGCAGACTCTAGACAGAGAAAGGCGATGGACCTATCTATCTGGGATAAAGTTTTGAATGCCGCACATGAATTTGCAAGAAAAGGCGACCGTTCTATCTTGCAAAGAGTGAAGGATGCTATCAAAAAACTCTTTGAGGTTTCTGAGAAGGACAAGATGGATAAGGCTATCAACGACATCATGGATGATTTCAATGAAACCATTGATGATATTTCCATGAATGAGATTGAGCAGGACGGATTTGCCTATAAGGTTACAGACAAGGACGAGCTGGACCGCCTCAACAAGGAGAAGACTTTCAGAATGTATAGTGGAATGCAGGAGGTGGACGGAAAGTTGTACTCCCCTATGGCTGCTATCATTGACGGAAAGCGTACCGATGCTACCGAGATTGGTGCTTGGATGGGCGCAGACGAGAGACCTGACCTTGTGAAGAACGGTAAGTTCCAACTTGTAAAGACCGACAAGAACCCTGGGGCAGGAGAAGGACCAGTACCAGCGGCTTATAACCCTTATATGCACACTTCTACTTCGGTGATGAACGATCAGTTCTCTGGCGCTTACGCTAGAGGCAATATCAAGGTTGTGGAATGGGAGATTCCTGAGAGCGAGAAGACTAGCGGCTATCACGCCGAGGGCGCGAAGAACTCTGTGGGCTTGGTGCCTTGGACTTCTGGAACAGTAAACAGCCTCCTGCCAAAGGACAGACAGAGAAGCGTGATGCTCTCTAGATGGAGAAAGGCAGTAAGAATATTGCCTGACGAGGAGGTTGCTGAGAAAATCGCCGACCAACTGAGAGGAACAGGATTGGCTATCCCTTGGAACGTAGTTACCCCTAACCAGTTGAGAGAGCTTGTAAAACTTGGTGTGCCTATCACTACCGTAGAGCAAGGCAGACAGAACCCTGAAACAAAGGAGAAGTTCTTGAAGCAGATGGCTGAACTGGAACAGGAGTTCCCTCAGGCTAAGTTCGTTAATGTAAAAATGACAAAGGATGCCTACAAGGAATGGGGCAAGAATGGCGGCACCAAGTTCCGCACAGATAACGGCGAAAGCAACTACCCTACTTCATCGGTTGAAAGCCATATCGAAAAGGTGGCTCAGAAGACTGGTGCAAAGGTGAACATGGTTTCATCGGTTGATGAAATCACCAACAAGGCGGCTAAGGCTGCTATTGAGGATGGCAGAAAGATAACTGGCTGGTATGACGAGAAGACTGGCGAGGTGCATCTTTACATGCCTAATATCCATGATAGATATACTGCCGAGAAGACCGTCTGGCATGAGGTGGTTGGGCACAAGGGAATGAGAGAGTTGTTTGGTGATGAACGATTCGACAAGTTCCTTCGTGAAGTATGGTATGACTTGGATAAGCCTGAGAATGCAGCTTTGAAGAAGCTGGTGGATGAGGAGAGAAAGTTCAATCCTCTGAATATCTATGATGCTATTGAGGAAGGTATCGCCCGACTCGCCGAGGATGGCAAGGGTGAAGCTGGCTTCTGGAATGGTATAAAGAATAAGGTATCTGATTTCCTTCACGAAATCGGTTATCGTATTGCTCCTAATACTAAAGATGTGAAGTATCTGCTCTGGTTGAGCAAGAACTTGCAGAAGAATCCAAATGATCCTTATTGGAAACTGAGAGCCGAGGCGGTGAAATACCGTCTCGACCATGAGCGTATGCCTGCTGTTGTGGCACATGATGGTATGTTCTACGGAAATGACGGGAAGGTTAGAAGTATGGATAATCTTACCAAGGCTGAGTGGAATGAGGCTACGGATGGTGAGATTCACTTCCGCACTATCCCATCTGCCGGCACGGCACTTGACAGATACCACCGTTCGCTTGATGAGCATGACTATATGCTCACCGAGAGCTATATGGACAATATGCTTTCGTTGAAGAAGTTGATGAATGCGATTGTGCCTGATAAGAAGATTGAGGATATTGCTTCTTCGGAGAATCCTTATATGTTGCAGAACACCATGCAGGGTGCGATGAGTGATGCGGCTCAGATGTTTGAGCGCAACGTGATGAAGCCTTTGGATAAGGCCATGGCTGACATACTGGATGCTTTCGATGGCAAGAAGGATGATGAGAAGATTCGCAACTTCAATCTCTACATGATTACCAAGCATGGTTTGGAGCGAAACAGAGTGTTCTTTGTCCGTGACTTCCTAAAGAAGATGAAAATGGACGAGAAGAAGAAGCAGGATGCTGACATCTTGGAAAACCGCTGGAGTAACGAGAATGAACGTCTGGATAACAAACTGAATGCCGGCAATATCGACTTGAAGGAATACTACAGACAGATGGATGAGTTCATCAATAATGAAATCGACCCAGACTATAAGGCTGGCGAGCACGACTATTCGGGTATGCACGCTATTCAGGAAGTGGCGAAATCTTCTGACCCTTACAATGATGCCGAGGCTATTCAGAGCGTGATGGATTCAGAAGCAAAAATGGAGAGCATCAAGAAGGGAGCTGTGAAGGACTATTGGGATAAGGTGAAAGCTGCAACCCAGTATTCTATTGACAGCGATTATAAGAATGGTATCATCAGCAAGGAATTGCATGTCCATGTATCGAATATGTTCAACTGGTATGTGCCTTTGAGAAAGTATGATGAGGCTACTGCAGAAGATACTTATGGCTACATTACTGAGCAGGGAGACCCGAAGAGTTACATCGGAAGCACGATCATGAGAGCGAGAGGCCACAAGTATCTGAGTGAAACAAACGTACTGGCGCAGATTGGTGCGATGGGTAACAGAGCCATCAAGAACGGTGGTATGAATGCTATCCGTCAGGCTTTCGCAAGATTCGCGCGAAATAATTCGGGCAATAATCTGATTACCGAAATAAGCGTTTGGTATGAGAAGGACCCTAGGACTGGCATTGTATATGAGCGTTATCCTGATATTCCAGAGAATGCGACTGCTGACGAAATCAATCAGATAGTTGCAGACTTCAATACAGACATGAAGGCGAAGTCAGCACAAGGTTTGGCATCGAAGGTTTACAGACGAGGCAGTATTGGCTATAAGTTCCAGAGAGCAGAGAACAAATCGCAGCACATCGTGGACGTGAAGATTGCCGGAAGGACCCATTCTTTTATTATCAACGGAAATCCTAGAGCGGCGCAGGCGTTGAATGGATTGCTGGAGAACTCGGGCGCCAAGGGAATCATGAAACCATTGAGTTCTATTTCAAGAGTGATGGCACAGTTGTGTACATCTTATAACCCTGAGTTCGTGATGCGAAACATCATGCGTGATGCGGAGTTTGTATCGAGCAACGTTACTTCCAAGGAGGGTGCAAGATATGGTGCGCTCTGGGCGAAGTATTATGCTCAGTTGGGGTTGTATAAGGGTGCTTCAAATATCAGCTTCAAGGATTTGAGCGGAACTACTGGCTTGGGCTTGTTTGCTAAGTATCGTAACGGAACACTTGATATGAGCGACAAGGTTCAGCGATATTTCAAGGAGTTTATGGAGAACGGCGGCGAAACCGGTTGGGTTCAGATCAAGAACATGCAGGACTGGACCAAGGAGTACAAAAAAGATGTGAAGAGCGAAAGAAGCAAGATTGACAAGGGCGGTGCTGCCCTTCGTGACTTCTTCTTCGGAAATCTTGCGAACATCAACGAGGTGGCTGAGAATATCGCCCGATTCGCTACCTACTGTGCGAGCCGAGACAGTAACCGCTCTATCATCCGTTCGGTCTATGACGCGAAAGAGGTATCTACCAACTTCAACCGCCATGGTAGCGGTGATGCCATCAAGAGTTTCAAGAATGGAGAAATGACTGGCGGCAAGGCGACTGCAAGATGGGCTTACGGATTTACGGCTAGCTATCTGAGACATTGTTCTATGTTCTTCAATGCCGGTATTCAGAGTACAAATCTTCTTGTGAAGAACTTGAAAAACCATCCTGTGGGTACTTCTATCAACATGCTTGCCATTCCTTTTGCCCTCGGTGCGTTGGCTGCACTTGGTAACAATGTGCTGATTGCGAGTGAGGACGAGAAGGACAGAAAGGGAGTGAAGGACCCATACGGCGAGTTGCCTGACTACGTGAGAAGAAACAATCTCTGCATCTACAAGGGCGGTGGACAGTTTGTTACTATTCCGCTTGCTATTGAGTTGAGAGCCTTCTATGGTCTTGGCGACTTGGCGGCTGGCTTGACCTTCTCGCCAAACGTAAGCGGGCAGAAGAACCCTGCCTTGGATGCCGTGGGCTGTATGTCGCAGCTTGTGCCGGTGATGGACTATCTCGGTAGCTCTTCGACAGGCAAGGAGCCATTGAATGAGACGATCAAGGCTATCTCTCCTTCTGCCCTATCTCCTTTCGTGGAATGGGAGTTAAACACCGACTGGAAGGGTGCGCCGATTGAAAGACGTGGTGACTGGAATGAAAATTCCCCTGCTTGGCAGAGAGCCTACAAGGGTGTGCCTGACGGATATATGGCTGTGAATAAATGGGTGAATGCCCAGACTAACGATGTAGCCAAGGGTAATGAGGATATGCTGGGTAACAGTTTCCTGGATATGGTGACAAACCCTAGTATGCTGAATCACTACATGGGTGGTATAGGTGGTGGCGCGGCTACCTTTACTGAGCGAACTATCGGTGTTATCAAACACGGAAGCGACACGGAAACCAAGGATATTCCTTTCCTTCGTTCTCTTCTTTATACGTCTAATGAGCAGAGCAGCTTGCAGCGAACCAAGAGCAAGTGGTATAACTACAAGGACGAAATGGAAAAGACCATGGCCAACGTGGACCGCCTGAAATCGAAGAACGTTCCGATTGATAAGAGAATCACGAATATCGGCGAGTATTTCCACTTCCAAAACTCCAAGGAGGCTGCAAAGGTTAGAATCATCGAGCTGGCAGAGAAGCAGATGAAGCGATGGAAGAAGCTCAGAGATAAGTCTTCTGATACCGAGAGCATCAACTTCGCTAATCAGAATATTGACAGGATCATGATGGATGCGGTGGATGATTTGGATAGATTGGAATAAATAAAGAAAGGAGTGGGCGCAAGGCTCACTCCTTTAATATTTTATGTGCATCTTCCTCTTTTACGCATTTAGCACAAACGGTCATAGCATAACAATCCTTTAATGGTACTTCCTTATATGAATCAATATCGGGACAATCTGGTCTTGAATGAGCAACCGTTATTCTTGGACCGCTTGAACCTACAAATTGAATATATACTTTATCCCCTATGCTTTTCTTATAACCACAAGATGTTAGGGCTATAACGAAAAACAATGCTACTAATTTCTTCACTGCGTGGCTTATCAGGCAGGTTTGTATGGTTTGAATGCTGCTAACAACGCAGGATTCTGGGGTTAAAGAAAGGAGGCTGCTATGTTATGGTTAAGACCTTTTACTTGGGTGAATCGTAACGGTTCGGCGGCTATCGCTTCTACAGGCGTGAAGGTGAATACTGCCGATGTGGTGTTCACCTTTAAAAACCACGCCTTCGTGAATGCCAACTACAGAGGAACGATTTTCGTAAATCTGAAACAGGCTATTCCGACTGGAACGACTGGTACGCTGCCTATCCTTTTCGAGACCAACGGCGTAACCCAAGCTGTAACCAAATTCAACGGTGATGCTTTGACGGTTGCAGACGTGCCGGGAACTGGAGTGGTTCAGCTCTGGTTTGAGAGAGACACTAACACCCTTCAGCTGATGACGGGTATTGTTTAACAAACAGAATAGATAATAGGAGATTACATTATGTTTCAAGGTTTAAGAACAAATTCTTTATTCTATGTCCTAGATAAGGGCGAAAACCCGAACTTGCAGATTGGTCAGGTTGTTTCGGTCAGCAATCCTCAGACGAAATACCCTACCTTCAACAATGGCTTCACGCCTCAGCCTATGGAAACTGTGGTTGATGTGAAGGTGAAGCTGAACGACGAGGAGGTGGATTTCAAGCAGCTACCTGCTAACGGACAGATAGCAAACGACAAGAACCTTGTGGTGAGCGACAACAAGGAAGCCATGAGTGCAGAGGTGGATACGATGCTGAGACAATCCAAGGCGATACTGGAGAGCGTAGATTACCACAAGAAAGTTGTTGATTCTTGTGAGGGAATGCTATTGCAACTCAACCCCCAGATAGCCAAGGAGAGGGAACAGACTGAGAAGATCAGCAAGCTGGAAGGTAAGGTTTCCGGCATGGAGGGCAAGCTCGACAAGATGATGGGATTGCTCCAACAGGCGATAAACAAGTAATCTCCTATCTATTCACTTTAAAAATCTTAAAATTATGATAATGATTGAGATTACAGAAGACAAGTTTGATGGCTTGTATGAGAACGTGGAGAAAGGCTTGCGCTACTTGGATAAGGCGATGAACTGCCTGGGCGAAATGAAGCGTGAGGGCAGACGTGACCGATACGGTGAGCGCAACCGCATGCCCGATTACAGAGGTCGCGGAGGCAGAAGTGGTATGCGAGAGCATGAAGAGTACGACGACATGCGCCAACGTGACGACAGAGACCGTGGAGAACGTGATTATCGAAGCTACGGCGACGAGTATTAACTAACTTGGGGTTTGGTAGTGAAACAGATTTCGTTACCAAACCCTTTTTAATATCAGAAAGATTATGGAAAGAAAATACAGACAATCTTTGAACGCCTACGATTATCAGCCGGAAGAAATGAGGGCTTACCTTCGCTACAATGGCTGGCACTTCAATAAGAAGATGTGCGAGTGGGCAGTGAAGCAGATGCGGAAGAATGGTAAGCCTATCCGCATGATGAGCAAGGAGGACATAGAAGACATTCTGAAGAAGAATAATATCATGCTGGAGAATAATGTGGGCTATGATGCTGTTTACATCGCACACATGTGTCTGGCTGATTTCTACGGCTCGTCTATCACAGAAGAAAAGCAGATGGCCCAGTTTATCAAAGACTACGTAGATGATGAGGATCAACAGGACGGTTTCATCTTCAACCGCTTCTATGCAGACACATCTTTCAATGGTGTGGGCATTCCTTGGGAAGAAATTCTTTAGTGATTAATTATTAAGTTGAATGACTGAGCAGGAGATATATTTGGAAAGGTATGACTGGATGGTACATGTGATGTACAATGTCCACTCAAAGGATGCCATGAAGGTAAGAAGGTATCTTCGGGATTTAGGATGCAGCGGCATTCCTCTCGAAGATGCCTGTAATCTCGTGCTCGAAGGTGAACCAAACAAAGGGATAACCTATTCTAATGTTTATATAAGAAAAACGGTGGTTGTTATAGGATGGGCTACTTCAAAGGCAGAATACATGAACAGCCTCAGTCACGAAATGCTGCATGTGGTTCAGCATATTTCTGAACAGTTTTTGATAAATATGTATGGGGAGGAGGCTTGCTATTTGCTGGGTGGATTGGTGCAGGCTACATTTTTTAACACCAAAAAAGGAGCAAGTCTTGAATAATTAATGTATCTTTGCACTAATAAACATTTAAGCTTATGAAGAAGAAGATAGAATATTATTAACTGCTGCTCTATGCAGCATAGTATGGGATGGTTTTATGATATATATACTATGCCAAGCGTTTAAGGAACGACCTATAGCAACTTGCGTCTTTGGTTTAGCAGTGATTTTTTCGTGTATTCTTTTGAACTACTCACTCTTTAAGATGGCTCATGAAGAATTGAAACCAAAGAACAAATGCTTTATAATGAAGCTGCCTGGAAAAGTGCAGAATGATGATTTTGATTTTCCAAAACTAAGATAATGCTATTATAGCTTCGTTTTGTTCAGTAAAAAGAAAGGGAGTATCTCTACGGTACCCCCTTGACTTATCTGCTTCTACCTACTCAAACTTTGGCTCCTCATACACCAAGTTATGACCATCTACGTATTTCTACAAAGCTACTCCATTCAGATAGACAACATATCCATTTGACTTGATAGTCGCTAAGGCTGTGTCTGACGCAGAAGAACGAGTACCATTTGTGCAGCAGATGATTATATTTTTGTCATGTCCGCTATCAAAGTTGCAACTAGCCGCATTGATGAGATAGTTATCAACATCTGTTCCTGTTGCAAATCTTACATTATACATAGGAATGAATGAGTAGGATGAAGGTCTGACTGTTGAACTGCTCCAAGTAAAGTTTTCGCCCATATTAGTATCACCGTTACTAACAAAGATTTGTATTTTGTCACCAAGTTTTCCTAAATCTCCGTGAAGAGACTTACCTTTTGTGCCAATAACAGTAATTTTAATATTGCTAGCAAAAGAAGTATGAATATTTGATATGTCACCATATACATTACTAAGTGATACTCCTTCTGGAGCATGACTGGTTAATGTCCATCCTTTTACATTAGCCAAGTCACTTGGTGTTTCTGGATTCAAGTAAATGTCTGTTATAGGCAAATCCTTGATGTCTTCCAAAGAGCCCTTTACAGTCTTATTGAGACCAATATTCAACCGAGTAAGCGACTTGCAATATTTCAAGTCTGCAAGGTCAATATCCAAATCTGCAAAAGCGTTGTTATCTTGCTCATACAATACAACAATATTGTATTTGTTTTCAACTCTAAGTCTTACTTCCCCATCAGCAAAGCACAACATATTTCCGCTGAATGAACTAATATTTAGTTCTTGTGCCTTGTTGCCATTGTTGGCATTCTGAGCTGAGATTAAACCATTGATGGCTTTAATATCAGTTGCCTCCGTGAATTGGAATGAAGGAATACGCTTACCTGATGATGAGTTTCCTTTCAAGATTATCTCCAATTCTCCCATTTTAAGCAGGTCTTCATTCTGAACGACACCGTTAAGTTTAGTTATTAAACATTTTCCCATAATTATATATTATTTGAATTAATAAATATTTGCCCTATACAAAAGTTTCTGCTGCTTTAATTTCCATGTAATCTTAGCATTCGTGTACAGATGGTTGTCTTCTGACACTGTTGTTGCTTCCGTTGTGAAGTCTGCAAATATGATTGTTCCCATCATAGCATAATCTATGCAGAACATACCTTCATCCATCATCCATGCACTACTCATAACACTTGAATAATAAGATGGAACGACATACACCTTATACTCCACAATTTTCCTTTTACTCCAATCAATGCTTAGTTGCACAATTCTAGAGCAAGTGTCTGCATTATCTTTTGCGCCAGTAGGATTTGATGTAGGATTGTTTCGAGGGTTCTCTTTCATTAAGTAGTTGTTATCGAACAGTGTATATGTAGGATAACTCACACCACTAATTTCTTTCATCCCCCAATACTTCACATCATGACACAAGAACCACTGAGCCAATGAGTCTGTCTTGATTCTCCTTGCAACAGCACCATAATTACTAGACGATGGCAAGCCACCAACTTGTTCTAGTACTGGACCAAATGTAACTTTGTCTTCACTGCTAACAGTTCTTTTGAGAATTATCCAAGAGCAACAGTTTCTTGGATTTACAATAATTCTGTCTTTAGTCCTATCAAAACCAATAGTATTTGTATGGGTTTCTGCTATAGGTGCAGTGGAATGCACATCTGCATCAAACAGAATATCTTTCAAAACATCTTGGTCACTGAGGGTGTATGAACCAATCATCTTGCCATTCTTCCACTCTTCCAAAGTATCAGAATAAGTTCTGTGCCCATCTATTGTTAGTACGTTGCTATGATGATACACGATGTAATGAAAATCATCTATGTAGATGAAGTCATGAGTATCATAACTTGGACTTGCTAATTGGTCGATTAGGATGAAGTTCTCATCAAACACGCAAAGACCATTGAATGGATCAACCTTTAGCAATGCAACAATTCTTGACTTACCACTGCCGTTTACCTGATGCTCGACATTGTAGAAATAAGCAGAGCTGTCAGCGATGGAAAGAAACTTTGTCAATCCAGTTTCCTTGACCTCATACAGATATTTCTCGTTATGCAGCAATACCCGATTGGCATTTCCGCAAAAAACAGCAGCACCTCCAGAAGGGTTGGATATAGTGAACTTTAAATCTGGTGGTACATCGAAAGGTGCCACAAGGTCTTTGTCTATCTCCTTTACAGACAATACCCCTTTATCACTTACAGAAAGCTCAAAGAAAGTACCATTTGGAGATTTTAGATATTTGGTTTCCTTCGTGAAATTGGCAACATTCAATTTAAGTTTTGGAATAGAAACAGATTCACTAGATTCACTTACAGCATACTTACCTCGGTTTATGGTAACATTATTTTCGTAAGTAGCCACAGCAAAACGTATGTATGCAGCCCAATCCCAATATTCTGGAACCTGAACACTTGCCTTAGGCAGACTTCCGTTTGGCATCAATTTTTTTGCGTTATTGTCATTTTTGTCTGAAACAACAACCATACCTGTAGCTGTGCCAGTCCTAGTGAACCAATCTCCTGGCTTACAAGGTATTTTGTTACTCATTTCTGCACCTGCATTTGGAGGAGTGAAAGATTGCTTTCCATCAGCCGTTGTGTATGTCTTTTGTGATGTAAGATACAAATTAGGCTTTGAGTTGTCGTAAACCCCATCGATGTTTTTAAGTTCAATGCCATTAACATCGTCTTGTGTTGCATAATTGGAAAAATCAATAGATTCGCCTTTCATACTAAAATGTTCTACATCTAGAGCAGTTTCATGTTTTACGCCATTCTTGTCTCTGTAGCTAAGAATATGCCCTTCTCCGTCCAATGTCATCTCTTGCCTATTCTCTATGTCTGTTTTTTCTTCTATTTGTGTCAGAATAGTCTCAGACTTTACATTATGAATATAATGACTGCCATCGGGATTTGTTGCAGACAACACCTTACCTTCTGCATCTCTCTCAACTGCAAGATACTCCTCATTCTCTATTTCAGAAAGATGATCTGTACGTTTTTTGATGTCCACTATATCAACAATAGCGTTGGCAATAAAGGTACTAATATCAATGCCTCCAACAACCATGTGACCATTATCAGAACGGATGCCACCAAGAACCTTGTTCTCTGCATCAATGATAGCATAAAGCCATTCCTCGTTGGTTCTTACAGAGTACATTTCACGGTTAGGGAAATATGGCTTTCCTGAGTCTCTGTAGATACCAAAGAGAACCTTATCATCTGCATCTACTATAGCTTTGAGGAACTCTTCGTTCTCAATTACTCTAAAGCACTCCTTTACTTCATCTTCAATAAGAGACTTGCCTTCTTCTTTATCTACCTTTGTATCTTGGAGATTCTTGATTTCTTTGTCTTTGAGTGACTGGATCTTGTTATTCAGCGATTCTGTCAACTCTGTGCGAAGCTGGGTGACAGATTTCTGAATGGCGGTATCGGTAGCGATCAATTCCTCTATTTTCTTCTGGATAGGGCGAGGAATACCGACTGCCCAGTCTATACTACCATCTACACGGATTCCCCAAAGGAACTTGTTTTCGGCATCTGTGTAGACGCGCAACCACTCCTCGTTGGTCTCGTAGTGTCCGAGATTATTAACGAGTTCGTCGATGCAATTTTGAATGTTTTGAGCGTCAAGACCGCTCTGTGTATTGTCGTAGGTTACTGCCGAACCTACAGATGCACCACCACTGACAGCTATACCATCTACGGTGTCCTTGATTTGCTTGGTCTTGGTTTGCAGGTCAGAAATATCATCATCGTTAGAAGAGATTTGCCGCTGGTGATCAGCAAGAGTGGTGTCAACATTCTGTATCGTCTCGATGAGGTCTTCAGGAAGACCTGCTGCCGCATTGAAGATTTGAAGCAGTTCCTTGTCGAACTTTTCCTGTGTAACGGATTCTGGTGCTAACTTTGAATTAGTAACAGAACCTTCGGCAAGTTTCTCTGTTGTGACAGACTTGTCGCTGAAGTCGGCTGTCTTAATCAGCGGCACCTTCGTTCCAAGCTTTTCATCTTGTCTAAATGTAGGCATATTTTATTTCTTTTGGTTCTGTAGAAGTGAATATTTGAATTTGGACGGTATCGGGAATGACCGAGATACGGAACTCGAAGGACTGGGTGTCCTTGTGGCGACGTATCGGGATGCGAGGGAAATTTCCCTTATCATCTGACTGACGGATAACAACCTTTCCTTTTTTCCTTAGCGTGATTTTTAGGAAAATATCACGGCGAAGAGTAAGGATTGGAGTTACCCACGCAAGTTCATTGGCATCGTATGTGGCTGTTACATTCTCCATATCGTCTTTATTTTGAGGTTTGATTTACGCCTAGCTGTTGCAGGGCGATGGTGTACATCTGGCTAGCTTTGGTATCATCGTAGGCTGAGAGGAGCAGAAAGGCGATATAATAGATGAAGGCATTCTTTAGTTTGTCTGGAATGGGAACATCTGTTGTGGAAGCGTCTGTACTCACAGACTTAGGTACGCCCACATAGGTAATGACCGCCGTTGAAGTCTTGGGCTGCATGAGGATCTTGATTGGATTCTCTCGCATGATGGCAGCCTGTGGGCGATCAATGGTACCATTGGCGGTATCGTCGTACATCATAAGAGCTTCATCATCGGTGTCCTCTACTGGGGTGACTGCCTTATACCAAGAAGCGCCACGAATTCGGTTGATGGTAATAATCTCCATATTGGAAGGCATGGTGATAACACCGATGTTGTGATTAGAATCAAAATCGGACACCTGAATTGTGTCGGAAGTCGAGCCTATGCTCTTGGAATCGGACAGGACAGGCGAAGATGCAGCAGTAATAGCTATCCAATGCAGCGCATCCTTTATCTTCGACTTGATGATATTGTCCATATACAAATCATCCTTCTCATCGGTGATTTCCGATGTGTTGTTGGATTCCTCGTCTATGCACCAACGTACTGCCTTTATGATTTCCTCTATACTCATTTACACCTTATTATATATATTACTCCTTGCCGTAATCAGGGAAAATAATACCAGCCTTGTCTGCATGCTTCATAGCAGTTTCAAGAGTTCTGCAATCCTTGTCAAGACGGTTGTTTATGTAATTAATAACTTCTTCTGATGTACGGATACCTGTTACCTCCTCTTTCTGTGACTTTTTTGTAGTCTTCTTTGCCGGCTCATCTACGGTAGACTTTAATGCGGCATTCTTTTCTTCTTCGAGTTTAGCCTTTTCACCAGGGTACTCCTCTTCCTCATGGTCGAGAACAATAGTATTGTTGGCAAAAAGCAAGCTAGACTCTAGAAGTTCCTGACAGTATCGGTTTCGCAGCGTAAGTGAAGGATATTTGTTTATAATTACATTACCATTTGCGAAAGGATAGCGAACCTGATTACCCTGCTTACCTGAAAGCAGATAGCTAATGCTATTTTGATTTACTCGTGCTTTATATGTCTTAATCATATTTATTCTTTATAAATGGTGGGCAGAGCAAGATGCACCTGCCCACCGATGGTTTATAGTGATAATTTACTGCGCTGTATCTTGACCAGCATAGATAGCCCAAGCGGTGCCAGTGTAGTATAAAACTGTACCTGCCTCATACTTGACATCATCAGTAGGAGAATTAGTACCCTTTAAGGTGTAGTCTTGCGTGAGCGCAACCTTCATACCCTTTGATGGATTCTTAGGAAGTTCCTTAGCAGAAATGATGGCATTAAGTGACTCTGTGGCAATCTTAGCAATCTTCTCAGCAGGACCAACCAAGATTGAGTTGTAACCACGAAGTGCCACACTATCTGCCTCCTGATGAATCCAACGCTTAGCGTCACGAACCTCACCACCTCCCTTAGACATATCATTGGTCTGCTCCTTCTTGCCAATCTTGACGTATCGGCGAGAAGCCTTAGGGTCAAAGATAACCATAAAGTCTGACATACCCATGAGATCGAGAGTCTGAGTCCAAACAAAATCAATAGAGCCGAAGGTGTCTTTGAATCGCTTGAAGGTAAGGTCGAACTCGTTGTGATTAATGAAGTCGTTCTGATGGCTTCCCTCCAACTTGATATTCTCCAAACGTTCGATAGCATTCTTACCACAGAAGGCAAAACAACGATCATTCTCGGAGAATTCCGTGAACTGGAGTTTGGAAATAGCAATCAAATCGCCAAGCGTATAAGTATCACCGATAGAGTATGTGTTGGTGAGCTGATTGATGATACCCTCAGAGGTATAGACATCTTCAATCTGTCCGTCGCCGGTCTCTGCCTTGAAGCGAGACTTGCATCCAAGCAAATAAGTACGCTCTGCACGTAGGTTATACTTGATGATAGCATCGGTCTTTAAGTCGGCAACAGTAATAGGCTGCTCCTTCTTTACCTTCTCGTAGTCATCTGTAAATACGATGTTCAAGAGTTTCTTCTGAACATATACTTCTTTCTCGCGTGGCTGGAAGTTTTCTGGTGTAATGGTGAGCTGAGACTCAGAAGCTGCAGATGCACCAGCAAGGAACGTTGTTCCAATAGGGATTTCCGGGCAAGTCATGTTGTCAAGATTGTCTCTTGAGTCTCCACTAACCTTCGGCTTTCCGTTGACAGCCTGCATAACCGCTCTTTTACCGTTAGCCTCAATTACATAAAGCATCAGTGTACCCTCTGTCTTGGTCAGTGAGCCAGCAGCATAACCGGGAACACCAGAAGCAAAAACAGTAGTGCCTTTATAGAATGGGCGAATAGAACCAGAGAAGTTCGTTGAATTAATCTCGATGGTGTCAGCAGTTTCAATTTTCAGAATAGTCTGTCCGTCAAGAGTTTCGCCACCAACACGCTGATGCGAGATTGACCAGTTCTTAATATTTACTGTTTTTGCCATACGGCGAACAATAGAAAGAAGCGGTGTCTTGAAAGGATAGAACTTAACAATCTCACTATCCCACTCCTTGTCAAGCAGACCACCCTCACGAAGCTGTGTACTAGAAGCCTGAGAGCCTGTAAGGTCTTGACCATCTTTTTTTCTACCAGGGCTAAGCCTGTCGTTAGCATTAGGGTCTACCGGCTCTTTTGCGGCAACAGTCTCTTCACTTGCAGGCTTTACACCCTCGTTACCAATTTGTGGCTCCACAAGGTCTGCTACAGCCATTATACCACCACCTGTAACTACGGCAACAAGCATCAGAATCATCTTCATGATGAACTGACCGCTCATAAAATTCTTAAAACAATTTTTCTTCATTTTATACATATATTTATGGATTAATTACTTCTAATATCATCAAAGAAACTTTCACGTTTCTGTTTCTTTGCCGGTTTATTTCCTGCGCCTGAACTAGAAAGCGAAGGAGGAATACCTTCTGTGCTAGAAGAGCGAACCTTATTCTGAATCTTTTCGTTTCGGGCTTGCATAGCCGCCTCGTCGCGCGCCGAAGTGATGTCGGAATCGTAGTTGTTGGCGTTGTGTAGCATCTTCCAAATATCATCTGGAATATCGCCACTCTCTACCTTGTCGTGAATCTCGTAAATCTGTGACCACATATCCTGCGCATCATCGGGATAGAGCTTCATCAGACGTTCAAGCGACTTGCGCATGTTGGCATTAACCTTCTCGACAGCCTCGTTCTGTTCAGCCACGTCCTTGTTATGCTTGGCGAGAATCTCAGCGAGTTTCTTGCCGCCTTCAGGATCATCAAGCAACGTCTTCACGTCAATACCCAAACGAGCCATCGCATCAAACGGATTGTCGTCCGGATTTTTCTCCATATCCATCGCCAGAGCAGCGAGCCACTTGTGCTTATCGAATACTTTAGATAATGCCTTACCACTCTGTTCGTACTGTCCGAGCAAATCAGCATCATCATTCATTGCCGCATAACGAGCTTCCTTGTCTTCGAAGTCGATGTCAGAATGGCGATTAGAGAAGCGCTTGGAGAAAGCTGTACGATTAGGACGCTCATCTACAGACGTTTCATCTGTAGCAGCCTCAGCAGGTGGAGTCTGTTGAGCACCACCTTCCTCATTCATCTGTGCTAATTCTTCTTTTGTCATATCTCTATAATACTGTTTGAAACTTTTCGGCAAAAATGCAAATAATTTGAAGAAGTTTTGCCGTGCTCCAACCTTGCGCTTGGTGGCTGGTTGGAACACGGCAAAGAAAGCCATGTTTTTGCCTATTTTTGCGCCTATAATTAATAATGTATAAGAAAATGGTAAAGGCAAGAATACTGACACTTAGCAAAGTGATGCCTCAACATAACAAGTATGACTCGGTTAAGGCTCGCAAGCGAAGACAAGAACACGGCAAGGACGAGGAGTTACTCAGCCGATGCAGAAATGCTTGGAATAACCTGAGCGGTGTGCGAGAAACGAGGGCGAGAACGATGCGCTACTGTATGGGCGACCAATGGAGCGACACCATCAGAGTGTACCATCAAGGCTACTGGGAGGAAATGACGGAGCGCACCTATATGGAGAAACGCAACCAGACACCTATGAGCAACAACATCATGGTGAGCATACTGGAATCTATTGCCGGTCTTTATGCCAAACAGGGAACGGAACCGGTCTGCTTTGCAAGAGACAGCGACACCCGACAACTGAGCGACATGATGAGTGCCACGATGCAATGCAACTGGCAGACAACGTACATGCAAGATGTGCTGAACCACGCCATTAAAGACTACCTGATGGGTGGTCAGATGTTCGTCAGGGAGAGTTGGGAGGCGAAGGAACTTGAAATGCCCGATTCATGGACGGATGCGATGGAACCCGACCACATGTTTTTTGAATGCGGCAGCGACCCACGACACAACGACGTGAGTCTTATCGGCGTGCTGCATGACGTGAGCCGAGAAGACTTGTATCAGAAGTTTGCCAAACAGGAATATGGGCTTACAGAAGAAGATCTGAACGCCATCTTTGATATTTATCCTTCTGACGATAACAGCTACGGCTATGAGTTTAACGAAGAGAAGGCGTTGGAGAATCTCAGTTTTGACCATAGCAACAAGGGAAGACATTACTCTAGAGTGATTGAGGTGTGGACCACGGAAACCAAACCAAGACTGCAATGCTTTGACCCGATTGCGACCACAGGAACCGGTGCTTACTTCCGCATAGATTTGGATGATACTGCAATGATACAGAAGCTGCGCAACGACAATATGAAGCGCAAGCAGCAGTATGACGAAATGGGTATAGCGGAAGAAGACAGGGCGTATATCACCAGCGAGGAGATTGCAGATAAATATTGGTATTATACCTACATGGCGCCAGACGGAACTATCCTCTGCCAGGGCGAAACTCCATACGACTATAAGAGCCATCCTTTCACGATGAAACTCTATCCGTATATCAACGGAGAGATTCATCCGTTCCTTGCCAACATCATAGACCAGCAGCGATACATCAACCGACTGATTGTGATGAACGACATGGCCATCAGAAGCAGTTTCAAGGGATTCAAGATGATTCCTACGAATGTGCTTAACGGCAGAACGCCAGAGCAGTTTATGGAAGAGGCGGTAGAGTATGACGGATGGATATTCTACAAACCATCGGTGAAGACACCGAATGCGAAGCCAGAAATTATTACATCGAATGCCGTGAATATCGGTACGAATGAACTCTTGCAGATAGAGTTGAACCTGATTAGAGAGGTTACCAACGTGAGCGGAGCTTTGCAGGGTAAGACCCCATCGGCAGGAACTTCGGCAGCGAGATATGCACAGGAAAGCCAGAATGCAACTACGTCTCTATATACCATCCTTGCCGACATGGACGTGTTTACGGAGAAACTGGCAACCAAGAAGTGCATGACTATCCAACAGTACTACGAAGACGGAAGAAGGGTTTACGACCGGAACTTCAATACGGTTTACAAGTACGATCGCCTTTCGGCAAGAGATATTCACTTCAAGATCAGCATCAAGAATGCGGCAGCTACGGCAGCCTTCAACACGATGCAGAACGATACGCTTGACAAGCTTCTTGAAATGGGCGGCATCAACATCATCCAATATCTGCAGAACCTCAACGCACCATTTGCAGACAAGTTACTTGCCAGCGTTCAGGAGCAGCAGGCTCAGCTTGAACAGATGTATCAGCAGCAACAGGCAATGGCTCAGCAGCAAGGCGGCGGTCAGGTAGAAAACGGAATTGTGCAGGGTGCAGACCAGAATGCAGTAGCACAGGCACAGAGTGCATTAGGATATAACAGAGCAGCATAAGGTATGGAAGTACAGATAACGATAGAAATGGAGAATGTGATGAGTGAGGTGAGCAAACACTTCGCTCTCATCGGAAAACGCCTGAAAGATAAGAACGGCGATACGATGTTTGCCAAGACCACCCTATCTTCGGAAGAGAAAGGTATCATGAAGCAGTATATCAACGCTGCAGCAGAAACATTTGTAGCAGAGCTGGCACCACAAGTAACCTATTACAAGAACGGAGACTCGATGGTTATTAAGTTCGAAAACAGCAGATGGGCAGACGGAGAAGACGGTATTACCGTTCCATTTGAAGGCAACTTCATGGGGTATGTGATAGCCTATGTATCGAATGCGGTATTGGGAATGACCGAGGCAGAGCTGGCACAGAAGTATGCTGCGGACATGGCGAACCATATAGCAGCAGCCATCAAGCTGATTTATCACAAGACCCCACCGGCAAGCAGCAGCAAGAGTCTGGCAGACATGACAGGCGAAATAATCATTGACTAAAAAGGAAAAGCTATGATCATAAAATTTCAAATTATCAAATCGGTAGTGATTGAGGCAGTAAAGTCGACAACCTACCTGAAAGCAAAGATAGACACAGCAGCAGACGAAAAAGCAGCGAAAGTAAGCTTTAACGAGGCTGCCGGCGACGATGAGGTTCACGAAAGAACGCTGACCCACGACTTTGATACAGCATTGGAAGTATTGAAGACCATCTTCGCAGACTATCTTGTGCCAACGCCTCAGACTATTGGCGACAATGCCATCTACTATGGAAGCGGAACGGATGATATAGTGGAGTTCACCCTATCGGTATCAAGACGTTATAACGGAACGCTGACAGACGCACTGGCTAGGTTATCGGCAAGATACGTGGAGGACTACATGATATACCAGTGGTGGCTGAAAACAACAAACCTGAAACAAGCGGAGCCATACCAAGCTACACTTGCATCAGATGAGATAGCCATCAGAAAGTGCTTCGTAATGAGTGGCCCGGTAGTCCCTATCGTTCCTTATCCAACCGAGCTGACCGCAAAGGTGAATGGTGAGGGCGTGGAAGGTGAGATAACTCTAGAGAAGGGAGAGGAAGCTACCCTATCCTACTCGCTCAATGATGGAGCGATTGATGATATTGAGGCAAGAAGCGAAGACCCAAGTATCATAGAGATACACCGATGCAGGGATAGACGAGCCTTTACTCTAGTACCGGTAAATACCGGTTTCTGCAAGGTGAAGCTATGGTCAAGACATAGCGACAAACTGGAGTTCACTTGCGATGCCATCGTAACTGAGGAGGAAGGAGTTTTGTAATACTAAATAATATGAGCTACCCAGAGTTTAATAAATTACACCCAACACATTTTATCCGAGAGAGAGGATGGAAGCCCGAGCCAAATCCTTTCTTGCCGAAGCCACGAAGAGCAGGGCACGGCTATTGGGATAAACACATCTTTATCTATGCCACACAACTATGGTATGATATAGATGCAAACACCAACATGGTAGGACGCGCAAGACTGAACATGAAGGACGCGCAAGGTGAAGATATTCCGACAAGCGAGAACGATCAGGAACGTCCGCTCTTCTACAGATGGTTTGACAAGTATATTAATAAGGTGGAAGCAAATCTGTCTGCCTATGTAATGAAGCCAGAAGGAAGGGTAAGAGATAATGCCCTGAGAGAATGGGATGAGAAGGAGATATGGCTGAAATTTCCCGACTACTGGGATGATACCAAATATGATGCACTCGTCAAGCTGATACACGACTATATCGTGACCGGTGCGCTATACGAATACTTTATGCGCACACTGACGAGCAAGGACCCTCTGACGATAGACCAGTTGAACCAACTGGACGAACTGGAGATAGACATCATAGACTGCGCCAACTCTACCAAGCCGGGCAGCATGATTCATACTCTGAAACCTTTCGGATAATAAAAAAGCGAGCGTATGGAAAATTTTGAAATAGATGGATTTAAGTCTGTAAGGGAGATACAGAAGGAGAAGAAGGAGAAGGTAAAGAAACTTCTCCCTGCAAGAAAGAGTGCCCAAAAGGAATATATACGTGACTGGCTGGCAAGGAGCCAAGAGCAGTTTGAGGTTTGTATGAACCAACTGGCAGAGTATGATCCTAAGACATACGTCACCATCTACAAAGACCTTACCAAGCACATGATACCAAAGCAGACAGAAGTAAGCGTTACCCACGGAATAGATGCAGACTTCAAGCAGCTCATGGCACTCGGTATGACAACCGTAGAGGACGAAGACGAGGCAGACGTACTGGATATAAGCAAGGCACCCGAGATACAGGATGCAGATTTCGAGGAACTAAACGATTTGACGGATGGCTCTAGCAACTGAACAGGAAATAGATAATCTCGTAGCGGAAAATCAGAAGCGATACGATGATATTTATGGCACCTATGACCCTATGACGGGCGAAGGTTGCTATAACTTTGAGCATCGTGTGAAGATAGAACTATCCGATTTCTTCATTCCTAAAATGTGGGTTCCGAAGAAGACTGCCAAATCTGTTCTGTTCAGAGGTCTGAGAAAGATGGGCAGTCTGAAAGACTACATCAACTATGTGTTGCACCAGAAGGATGATGCCAAGCATTTCCAAATGCTTACCTTTGCCATCTGTAGGGTGAGGTTCATGGAAGACCCCGAGTTTGCCTTATACGTGACCGATAAGATTGAGGATAAGAAGACCGGTAAGATGATTCCTTTCAAGCTGAACTATCCTCAAAGAAAGCTACTGAAGATTATGGAAGACCTGCGGAATGCCCACAAACCGGTGTTCGTGATTATTCTGAAAGCACGTCAGTGGGGCGGCTCTACCCTATCACAGCTTTACATCAAATGGATTCAAGACTACAGGCGCGATGGTTGGAATGCCATTGTGCTTGCCCAACAGAAGAATACAGCCAAGAAGATTAAGGCGATGTACCGAAAAGCTTTGGAGCGGCAGCCGGGGTGGACCGTGGGGCATCCGGGCGCAAAACTTCAGTTCTCGCCATACGAAAATTCTCCCGACGATTTTCAGGTAACGGATGGTGTGAAGGCAATCAGACGAAGTACGCTGACGGTAGCATCCTTCGAGAACTTCGATTCTGTGCGTGGTAGCAACTTCCACTGTGCCCACTATTCGGAGGTAGCCTATTGGAAGAAGACACCAGAGCATGATCCTGAGGGTGTGATTTCTTCTATATCCGGTGGTATCGATCCATTGGAAGACAACGTGGAGATATTCGAGAGTACCGGTAGAGGTAACTCTGGTTTCTTCTACGACAAGTGCCAGTTGGCAATGGACCCAAAGAATAATGATGCTTATTCGTTCCTCTTTATTCCTTGTTTCTTCATCGAGAAGGATATGACTCCTGTAGAGAACAGAAGAGCATTTGCCAAGTGGCTTTTGCAGAACAGAGACCGAAGTACCTGTCCGAGGGGTTATCGTGAGACAGGAAAGTTCTTCTGGCGAATGTGGCAGAAGGGTGCTTGCTTTGAGGCGATAGAATGGTACAGAAACTACAGAAACAAGTTTACCACCCATGCGGCATGTGCTACCGAGGCTCCTATTGATGAGGAAGATGCGTTCAGAAACTCTGGTAGACTGGTATTCAATCCTTATTCTATAGACGACATGCAGGCTTCGTATAAGCAAGACCCTAAGTTTACTGCTGACATCGTAGTGAACATCAGCGTGAAGGATGATAACACCATTCCGAACTCGAAGGTGAAGCTGAGAGACGATGGCGAGGGAGACTTGAAGATTTGGGCTGTTCCAAACTGTCTGCAAGTGGAGAACAGATACTTGGTGAGTGTGGATATTGGCGGTAAGAGTACGACATCGGACTATACCGTTATGACCGTGATAGACCGATTCGGTATGATTCCTACGGTGAAGGGCAAGCCAAAGGTGGTGGCGAGATACAGAGGACATGTAAGACATGATAAACTGGCATGGATGGCTGCTGCCCTAGCTCATTATTATGATGATGCGCTGCTGGTGATAGAGAGTAATACTGCCGACCGAGAGAAGAACAATAACACGGAGGGTGATCATTTTCTGACCATTCTGCAGGAGATTGCCGACTACTACGATAATCTGTATCAGAGAACGAGCAGTTCGGAGAATGTGGAAGATAACGTGCTGGCGAAATATGGTTTCCAAACCAACAAGCTGACGAAGCAGCAGGTGATTGATAACTTGGAAGAGTTTATTGATGATAACCTGTATGAGGAGCCAGACAAGGAAATGTATCATGAGTTGCGTATCTATGAGCGACATGATGATGGCAGTTTGGGTAACATCGTGGGTAACGGAAACCATGATGATGTGATAATGAGTACCGGCATCGGTCTCTTTGTAAGTCTTACGGACATGGAGAAACCTAGCTGGAAGAAAGCGGAAAGAAGAAGCCGTGGTGGCGATGGTGTTCATACGGCGGCGAAAATTTAGGGGGAGTGTTGAATGTTGAGTGTTGAATGTTGAGTGTTGAATGTTAAATGTTGAATTATTATGGAAAGAAACTTAGAAAGACAAACTTTGAGCTTTAGCAAGGGCATGACGAATGTGCCTAGCGACTTGCTTTCAGATGATTCTGAACTGCTGGAGAGTGACGGATTTATCTTTAAGGATGGGGAAATGAAGGCGGTGCAGAAACCCAAATATGTAACAAACGGCAGACCTATATTATATATTCACAAAGGCGCTGATTACAGAACATACGTCATGCTCAACGAAAAAAGCAAATACAATAAAGGCGAAAAAGATGAAATTATCTTTGCTAAAAGTAAAGAGGATGGAACTATCGAATCTGGGCCATGGCAAGCATTCGAAATAGATGTTGAAATCTATGATGTAAATAGCGTAGGTAATACGGTGGTTGTTACTACAAGTGGCGGGTTGTACTATTTTGTATACAAGTCTAAGACCTACAAGTTTCTGAAAGATTTTCCTGAACTAACATATCAGTTTTCTTTCGAGAAACCGAGTTATTCAGGTTCGTTTCGACCAGACGAGTACGACAGAACACTCATGAATGTAAGCAACTGCGTTGACCATACGGCAAACCAGACGATGTATTATGATGCGAACGGAGCATTTATAAAACAAGGAGGAACAGAACCTAGTGGCACGATCCAAACAGGTCAATTCCATTCTTTTTGGATTAAGCCAGATGAAACTAATGGCGCAAAATATTACAATGAGTTCCAGGAAACCGTACAGGGTCATGTGATGCAGGCGATTAATTGGGTAAAAAGCAAGAATATGTTTGCGTTCCCTTTTTTTATCAGGTGTGCATTCAAGCTATATGATGGAAGTTATACGAAAATAACAGCCCCTATCATCTGCTATCCTACTGTAAACAGAAATTGTCGATTTAGTGCAGCAACATTTAAAGACAAATACTATACCGATTTAAATCAAATGACTGGTACAGAAAGCATTTTCTACTTTATTGAATATAGTGAGCTTAGATTTAAATTCGATTCGATAAGCGAAGATTGGGGAGACATCATCAAGGAGATTGTCGTTTTTGCTACAGAACAGGTTATTCCGTTCGAAATCAGTAAAGGCTGGCGTTTTTTATCTCCTAACGACACCCATAGAAAGCCATTTGCCAACTATGGATTTTCCTCATACAAAGAAGATGTATTTAATTATGACCGCCCTTCGAAAATTATTCCTCATAGCGAGATACAGCCGACGTACAAAACGGACCAAGATATAATAGAAGAGCTGAAAGGTAAGACGCAATTCTATAAATTATTCTCTGTCGGAATCAATACGAAGGGGTTAGGAGAAGGAGGAGAATGGCTTTACTCTGTGAACGGAACACATTACGGGCAGCCGACATTCATTGAAGACGGAGTAGTAAGCAACCTGTCTACACAAAGCCAACTGAAAGTAGACGATTACTATAGCTGGGCAAAGCTTACCTCAAAAAAGATTTATACTTACAATAACCGCCTACACCTTTATGATGTAGAGCGCTACCCTTTTGTCGGGTTCAAAAAGCTCGTCGGAAGAGAAGGTCTAGCAAGCGATAATTATTATAGAATGTATACGCATATTGTATCAAATTTAGTTGATACCTGGACAATGAGAGTAATAGGCATAAGTGACTCTTTCTTGCGTGGCTGGTTTTATTATCCGGATCCTAATGCAAAAGAAATCATATTGTACGGCTCTGGCAAGTATCTGAGCATACATCTAACAGAACACCCTTTCTTGAACGGAGCTTATTCTTTTACCAACCTTCCTTCAAAAGATGGCGATGCAACTTTTGAAACTATAACAGAAGAAGAGCTTCTGGAAAAGACAAAAAACATGAATGTTCCTGAGATTTTAAACTCACAGATATTTACTTCTGTCGTAAACAATCCATTTGTTTTCGAGGCATCGGGCGATAATACGATAGGTACAGGAAAGATAATAGGAATAGTTGCCAACACGGAAGCAGTGAGTCAGGGACAGTTCGGTCAATATCCTCTGTTAGTGTTTACTGACGAAGGAATATACGCAATGAGCGTAACACCAGAAGGTCTTTATGGAAGCGTTCATCCTATGTCAAGAGAAGTATGTAACAATCCGGATAGTATTACGCCAACAGACAGGCTTGTATACTTTACATCTGACAAAGGACTTATGGCTATATCTGGTGGTACCGCAAAATGCGTAAGCACGTCAATGAGTGGGAAGATTCCAAAGAACTTTAAGAAGCTACAGACAGAAAGTTTCTTGAATTTCTTAAAGAATTGCATTATAGCTTATGACTATAGAGATTCGCTACTGAGAATATACAAAAAGAGTAAAGGTTGGTTTGAGAATGAATCGGGAGAGCAGGACTTTGATGAGAATGAGAAGATATACTATATATATAATATGGTAGACGGAACATTCGGTATGTCTGTAGCAGATGCGCCTATTGACAAAATAGCAAACGACTATCCGGACAACGTTGTGCAGGATATTGCCATGTCTATCTTCACGTTGACAGGAAAGCCGGACATCAACGAAGATACGGAAAGCTATAGCGGCTCATTTACTACCAGACCTTTGAAGCTGGGCGGCAGCATGACGTTGAAATCGCTGAGAGCGGTGAAGCATCTGTTTGATTCGGACGAAGGTACGATTGGGCTGGAGATATACGGAAGCAACGACTGCAAGCACTGGTGCAAGCTGCCAAGCTTGGCTGGTAAGCCTTGGAAATATTTTACTTTCAAGTACACGCTGCAGAACTTCAAGGCTGCTGATGCCTTTGCTGGCAGTATAGTAGAGGTACAAAGCAGACGAGAAGATAAAATGAGATAATTCTTTCATACGCGCTAATTTATGATAACATGAAAAAGGCGGCTGCTCATCACGAGTGGTCGCCTTTAAAAATAATTATGAAATACATTTTTGAAAACATGATTCTCTTTATATGTGTGTTATCTGTTTTTGATATTATTTATGCAATACGCTACGATGTAGCCTATGATAAAGCAGTAAAGATGCAGAAGTCCGTTCACGTTACTCAGGATCATCGTGAACAGAATGAACGGCATCGCTTTCTTTAATGCTTCTTTCCATCGTCCTGTCTTACCCCACATCAAACCAAAGGATGAGAACAGGAAACCGGAAAGCCCCATTGTAGGCTGACTAACATACATGGGCAGCAGACTAGCGACAGAGGCAACAGCCAGAGAAGTGACTGGTTTCATATCGTTCTTTATCTGCCAAAGCACCAGAAGGTTTACGGCAAGATGAAATCCGTTGACATGGAAGAAGCTATACAGGATATGATTCTGCCAAGGGCAACCAGGATAGAAACCGACATGCCAAGCACACAGAACGAGGCAGATGATGCTAAGCGCCAGCTTTGTTCGAAAGTTTCTTCTTACGAATGTCCATTTCTCTGTAATTTTTTCCATACTTCTTATAGTAAGAGAAAATAAACCTGAGATTACTTGGCTGGATAAAGAACTCGGGTGCAGGCTCAGAAACAAGGAACTGGCAGATAAACCATAAAGATTTGCCCACGAACTCCTTGCGCTGCGTCATTTCGTTCATTCTATTGAAGAGGGTATAGTATAACTTCTGTCGAATCGGCTTCATGCTATCCACCTTTGAGAAGTCGCCGACTGCCATTCTGCGGAGTATATCCCAAGCTCTTTTGGGAGAAACATAGTATCTGGGAGCAGGGGAATGAACCACCTTTTCCCAAGCCTCCTGTTGGGAATGGCAATTAAGAGCTATCTTCCGATACGCCTTCATCAGATCCTCCCTCTGTCTGTCAATCAATTCGTAATTTGCTCTTGCCATATAAATGCTACATTAAGATGCTGCAAATATACATATTATTTAGAATATGACCAAATAAGAGCATAAAGATTTAAATAAGTTTAATATTAGACTGGTTTTCATGGTGTTACGAAAGAAAAAGCTTAATTTTGCAACAAAATGAGATGCAAATCTCAGAAAAAATTAGCAAAAAGTAAAACTAAACCATGAAATCATAACAAAATGAGAACAAAGCAGGAAACACCTCTCTCGGAAGAGGAGAAAGCCTTAGTTATGGAAGGCTTATTGAGTAGGAAGATTTGGAGGTTCTATGAACTTCTAGCAAAGTGGGCACCCATTCCATTGATGTTAGGTCACTGGTACGGCGTATGGGACTATGGGCACTATCCCTAGACCAACAGTTGTAGATACCGATTTAAACGGGAACTGCATCATCTGGATTTATGTACTGGCATACATTTATATGCCACTGACCATGATACCGGTAAGTTTCTTCTTCAGATACTGCTGGATATTACGCATTCCGTTCTTTTATTTTTTCGGTATCAACGCTATCAGACTATACTATCGGCACTGGCTATCAGCTTTCTCTGTGACGAATCGACAAACCACCCTACAGATAAAATCTGGTGGCACATGAACAGCTAATTTGGAACACGGCAAAAGCTATTGAAAAGCCTTTTATCTTTGTAGCCATTAATCATAAATAATGATATATGGCAGAGATAGTACATACATTTTTACAAGAGCACCTGTACAGATCGGCATTGGTTATTGCCATCTGCATGGGTGCTCTTATCATTTCTATGGGCGTGGACCTGTTCTTCGGCATCAAGAAAGCGAAGGAGAACGGACTGGCTACGACAAGTACAGGATTCAAGAAGACTTGCGACAAGGCGAGGAAATACTTCTCTCCCTTCATGGTGACGGTCTGCATAGACCTGATAGCATGCACGGTTCTTCCCTTCCCTGTCTTCTCTATGATTTGGGCAGGATATTGCGTGTTCTGTGAATTTGTAAGCGTAAGAGAGAAGAGCTGGCAGAAGGCTGAGATACGGAAGCAGGAGAAGACGGTAAGCATTCTTCTGGAGAACCAAGAAGACTTGGCTAGGGCTTTTGCTGAGATTATGAAGGAGCAGGGAAAGGAGGAGAAGAAATGAGACAGATAAAGAGAATTTTTGTTCATTGCAGTGCCTCTTCTCAGAAATGGGGCGTGAAGGAACTTTGGGATGAGTTTAAGCGCAAAGGTTGGAATAACCCAGGGTATCATTTCGTGATTACTGCAGATGGTGGGATTCACCAGATGCTGCCGGTAGAAATGGTTAGCAACGGTGTGAAGGGATATAATGCTACGGCTATCAATGTGGCTTATGTTGGCGGAATCAACAAGAAGGGAAAGGCGGTAGACAACAGAACAGAAGAGCAGAAGAAATCGCTTATCACTCTGCTCACTCAGTTGAAGAAGAAATATCCGTATGCCGAAATCTTAGGGCACAGAGATATTTCGCACGACAAGAACCATAATGGCGTAGTGGATCCTTGGGAAAGAATCAAGGAGTGCCCTTGCTTTGACGCTAAAGTTGAATACAAAGATATATAGCCTATGAAATTGTATGACATAAGGTTTTGGAAATGGGCTTGCATCGGCTTGGTGATTGGAATTATCGTATTGGCATTTACAGGATGCAAGACGAAGGAGTATATCAAGGTTCCTTCTGTTAGAACCGAATACGTATGCAGAACAGATACTTTTGCTAAGCTGGATAGTATCTACATGAAGGATTCGGTGTATGTTTTTCAGAAGGGTGATACGGTTTTCCATAACAAGGTGGTTTATCGGGACCGGTATCATAATATATATAAGGTGAAGACGGACACAATCATCAAGACGGATTCTGTCGCCGTGCCTTATCCTATAGAGCGGCAACTGACGAAGAACGAGCAAAGGCTGATGTCGCTAGGCAGATGCTATATCGCCTTTCTGTTCATACTAGCGGCTTGCGCGATTGGGTTTACTCTCTGGTACAGAAACAAAAAGTGCTAGCTTATGGCGAAGATTAGCGAAGAACTGCAGATGATTGATTCGCTCCTGATGGAATTTCATGAGCGGATTCAGAGCGGAAGATGCTTAACTAACAAACAGCAAAATGCTTTCATGTTAGATTTTCTGCACCGCATCGCCAACAAAGACGAGCCTATCAGCAAGGCTGAGGCGTGCGGCTACGTTCATGTTTCGAGGGCTACCTTTGACCGGCTTGTAAAAGAAGGCAGGCTGCCAAAGGGTAAAAAGCGGAAAGGATGGACCGAGCTGGTTTGGTACGAAAAGGATTTAGATAAATATATAGATAGATTGGTATAGATTTTACTTTTTTATTTTTAGTTAGTTTATTAATTAGGTTTTAAGTAGATTGTTTCATTGCAAAAAGAAATCCCCACTCGGCTGTGATAGCTGGGTGGGGATTGTGGGTTATTTATTTCATGAATGCCATCCAAATAGTTTGGTTCTTGATAGTGGTACGGTGCCCGAATATAGGTTTGTAATCGGTGATTGCCTTTAGCACATCACTAACCTTTATCTGCTGCTCGTTCCACATCTATAAGCCCAATATCGAGTTTTATAGACTGCGTTCATATTTTCTTCTTTTTTACCCTCTCCCTGTTACAGGAGAGGGTGGTTAGTTACTCATTAACTTCAACAAACTTTCCGTTTATAAGTTGATACCAAGTATCAGCCTTGATATTCTCTCCATCAACGTACTCAGTCTTAACACATGCTGGAACATCACGTTTCTTTTCAACGCTCCATTTCCATTCTGCCAGCGTTATCCATGAGCCTATCTTTGCTTTGGCTTTGGAATTGTTTCCTGCACACATAATAACAGAATCTTCTCCAGTGTTATCAATCTTAGTATAGTCACCGCTACTGCCAATCTTAGCATTGTAACCGCTACTGTCAATCTGAGCATTGTCACCGCTACTGCCAATCTTAGCATTGTAACCGCTACTGTCAATCTGAGCATTGTCACCGCTACTGCCAATCTTAGCATTG